GATGAAAGAATCTTAAACCTTTTGGGTCTTGATGATGCCATTGACCTTGACTATGCTACCTACAAGTCTCTTTTAAGAGAAAAGATGATGGCTGGTAGGTTGTCAAACACTAATATGGTAACAGAGGAGACTGAGTTACTTACTAATGAGTTTAAAAGAGTAAAGGGAAATACAGGAAGGTTTAAGGTAAAGAAAGATAAGATAAATTTTACGTCTTTCGTTAGTGAAACTTCAAAAAGGGGCAAGGAGTCGTCAAGTCCTAGCTCACCAATGATTAGTCTTCCGCCTGCAGGGACACCAAAGGTAGAGGTAGACTCATCAGAGGAGGAGAAGACAGGTAAAATTGAGGGTATACAGAAGTTTTTAGGTGATGTTTCTGAAAGATTAGGAAAGATTGAGAAGAATCTTAGTGATATGCTCGACCTTGAGTCTGAACAGATTGCTAATGAGAAAAAAGATGTAGAAGGTGATAGGATCACTGGAGAGAAACAGAAGAAAAGAAAGAAAGAGAATAATTTAGAAAGTAGTGCATTAGGATCAGTTGGAAAAACAATAACAGATAAGGTAACAGCACCAGTCAAGGGATTCTTTGATACATTAATAAACTTTTTTACTCAAATCTTCCTTGGATCTGCAGTTCAATGGCTTATGAAGGCCATCAGCAATCCAATGATGTTTTTCAATCCATTTATCTCCATGATAAATGGAGTCATTAATCTGCTGAATGGAACTGTAAGTTTCCTCTTTGGGGGAATATTTGATGGTATCAATGTCTTTGTTGGACTGCTTAATGGTGGTCTTGGTAATCTTGAGAATATGATCAATGGTGTCTTTGGTTTATTCGGTGAGGTAGCAGAAGAAGATAAAGTTGATTTGCCTGATATTCCAAAGGCAGAAGTTCCACAAATACCAAATATACCATACTTCAAACCAGAAGCACCAAAGAAAGAAGAATCTACTCCAGTCAAAGGTATGGCTGGTGGTGGTGAGGTAGAAGGTGCTAAGGTAACAGGATATAAGGAGGGTGGGCAGGTAATCAACCTGAACGTCGGTGGGTGGAAGGGTGGTACTAATGTCATGAAACCAATAGTCGGTATGGCTGGTGGTGGTATGATTGCCATGAGTAATATAGTGAACCCTCCTGTTGAGATATCCAACATGGGATTTGCTGGTGGTGGTTCTATAACTGGTAGTTCTGGTCAGACCATCACAGGTATGGGACCCGATACTCAGTTAATTGCGGCTCAACCCGGTGAGATTGTGATGAGTAAGAAAGCTGTCCAATCCTATGGTGCCAATAATCTTCTGGCCATGAATAGGGATGCTGGAGGCACTAACATCCCAACCATGGGTAGTGTCCAAGGGTTCTCTGGTGGTGGTCAGGTTGGAGCTCAAATGACACTGTCAAGTGATGCTCAATATGATGTCATCATTCCACTGGACCATACAAGAAAACCTGGAACCATTCCAGATACAGCTGGTGGAGGTACATTTAAAGCATCAAATGCCACCGGAGCTGCTGGTAGGGAGAGAGAAGCACAGGACCCAGCAGCTAAGATTATAGCAGATAGGATGGCTAAACAGGGATTTAGAGTAAGAATTTATTCACCAGAAGATGCTGGTGACTATGAAACCTACGACAAATATCTACAACAACAAGCGAAGATGGGTGTCAGGATCATGCCACTTCACTTTGATGCTGGTAGAGATGCTAGTGGTAAGATTGTAGGAACTGGTTTCCTCACAAGAACTAGAGCCGGTGATACAGACGATAAGAGATTTGCTGATCCTATTCAGGAGGTTCTTGCTGAGTTCCAAAGTGCCAATCCTGATCTGGGTAAGATAGCACAGGACACGGCTGGTAATACCACTGTGAATAAGGGTGAGGCATCACCAACTGCACTGGTTGAACTTGGTATCATGACCTTCTGGGAAAAGAAGTATGGTAAGGACTTTACTTCACACCCAGAGTTTGTACAGTTCGCAAACAACATTGCAGACGCTGCTGTGGTTGGGTCGGGTCTTAAACCTAACACTACATTGATGTCTATAGATCCACAGACACCAATGACCCCACAACGTGGGGATGCCACCAAGGCAAAGAATACATTGGCCTTTATCGATAAGGCTATGGCGAATATTGATGAGAGGAGTGCAAACAACACCGGATCAGGTGACAGTGTTGTCATCCCTGGTGCTGGAACATATGTTGAGGGGACCACCATGGGATTCCTCCCAACTAACAAGTATTTTAACCCCAGTGGGGAAGAGATTAGTAAAGCAGTATTTGATGAGAGAGTATCTTTCCTCATCAAAGAACAACAAGATATTATAAGCAAAGCTCCTTCGACGACACAGGTTACGCCAACAACACCATCAGCACAAGTAGCACCAACAACACCACAACAACCAAATGTACCACCACCGAAATCACAGGGACAAGCGTCTATTATGGCGCTACCTGGTGGAGAGTCTGCATCAAGACCACAAAATTCAACTGTTGCGTCTGCCGGGCAGAAACAAGTTCCCTCGTTCTCGGCTAGAGATATGGGGAACCCTGAATTCATTGTCATCAAATCAATCTACAATATCGTAGGATAATGGCAGTACAAGCACTTATAGGTCCAGCAATCAAAGCTTTAGCCTCAGGGTCAGTAAAAAAGGCAGCGATGGGTGCTGCAAAAGGTGCTGTAAAGGATAAGGCAAAGAATTTTGTTACTGGTAAAGGTAAAAAGAAGAAGGAAAAGGGTGGTAAAGGTGGTGCCCTGGTAAAATCCAAAGATGAAAGTGTTCAAGGAGAACAACAGGGTGGTAGTATCGTTGCCTCCACACCGATAGTTGGTAACTATAGAGTAGAGTCACTACCAGATAAACCAGACATTGAGGGAAAACCATCTGAGTTATCTTTTGAGAGTGTCAATAATCAACTTGATAGTATTGCTGGTCTGACTGAGGTTCTCAAAAAAACATCACAGGTCAAGTTAAAAACCGCCAACAATAGAGAAAAGGCTGAACGTAAGGCTGCTGAAAAAGATAAAAAGAGACAAAAAGAAAATCTGTTGGAGAAAGGTGCCGGTTTTGTCGGTGGACTGGCCAAGGGTATGGTTAGTAAAGCTGCTCCATTTGATCCATTAAAATTCTTTACTCAAATATTCCTTGGTTCACTCCTATTGTGGATCACAAAGAACGGAAGTAAGATAATTGGTTTTCTTAAGGCTGGACTAGCTTTCTTCAATAATTTTGGTAAGATACTTAAAGGAGCTTTCACTCTTCTAGGTAAAGGAATTAAAGCTGGCCTTAGAGTTATCGGCAAGGCATTTCCAAGATTGGGTAAACTTGGTAAATCGATAAAAGGTATTTTTAAGACTGCTGGTAAGTCGATAAAGGGTGCCTTTAAAGGTATTGGTAATGGATTGAAGAATCTGGCTAAAGGGATAATTAATAAAATCAAAAGCTTAGGTAAGTTTTTAATGAATCCATTTGGTGGTAAGAAACCACCGAAGGGATCTCCTAAGGGTATTGCGAATGCTGCTAAAAATGCTGCTAAGAAGGGTGGTAAGGTAACCAATTCATTCAGAAGAGTGTTAAAACAACACGGTCCTGAGGCAGCTGAAAGATTTAAACAATTAGTTGATAAGGGGATGAACCCTGCTAAAGCTTCAAGAAGAGTCAATACAGCTATCAAGGCTGGTAAGATAACATCTCAACCAGCTAAGGCTGTAGGATCAAAAATTGCTAAGAAAGCCGGTCAGAAGTCACTCCTTACTTTGGGTAAGGGAGCACTTAAGTTCCTTAAGAGAATACCCGTCATTGGTGGTCTCATCACATTGGTCGTCTCCTTGTTGAGTGGTGATCCAATAAGTCAGGCATTGTTTAAGACAGCTGGTGCCGTCCTGGGTGGTTTCTTAGGATCATTCATACCTATCCCAGTTGTGGGAACATTACTTGGTGAACTTATTGGTGAGTATACTGGTGACCTGATGTATCATCTCTTTATGGGAGGTGGTCCTGAGGCCGTCGGTAAGAAGTTGCAGGAAGATATCAAGGGTATGTTATCCATGGGTCAGGCTGCTCTTAGTTGGGCTGGTGATGGATTCGAGAGATTAATGGATGGTCTTCCTAAGTTTGCGGTTCCTGGTTTTGTTCCTTTTGTTGGTGGAAAAGATGTGATTAATCCACTTCCATTACTCGCGAATCCATTGTCGGTGATACCTAAAGTTTATAAGGCTTTCTTTACCAGAGATCCAATGAATAAGGGTGATGTTAAATCCGAAGAAAAACCTGAGGAGATAAAGATCCAACCCGAAATGACCGATCCTGCTCCAGATGGATATAGGGAGGACTTGGAGAATGAACCAACTGTTGGTACAAGAACTAGAACTAGAACTACATCTGATGCTGTTTATTGGGGTCCTCTCTTAGAAACTATCGCGAAGAAGGAATCATATGGAGGTTCTTATGATTCAATATATCCATCCACCACAAAACAAAGGAAGTATGGTGGAAAGGCACTAACGGAAATGACAATAGCTGAGGCATCCAAATGGCAAGCATCAACTACTCTTGAAAGAGGATCTGCTGCGGCAGGTAGATATCAGTTTATGCATATTCTAAGTCAAGCAAAATCTGCTAAACTGAAGGGAACTGATATGTTCTCCCCTGAGAATCAGGATAAGATGGCTATCAGTCTGATTGTAAACAAAAGAGAAATCACTCCTGAGATGATTAAAAATGATCCAAATGAAGCAATGATTCGTTTGGGTATGGAATGGGCAGCCTTCCCAATGCCTGTAGACATGCAGGGTAAGCATCAATATGTAAAGGCTGGTCAATCATACTATGCAGGAGATGGAAGAAACGCATCCGGTGCAACTGTTGCGGAAATGAGATCATCTTTAAGTAAACTTGGAGCTCCACCAGTACAAACCACCCCATTAACCACCACACCACAAGTACGACCAACCACACCAATGGCTGAGGCACCAGTAAAGGTGCAACCTGGAATTGTTACTCCAGCTACAACAAAGACTCCACGAGGAACTACAACTACACCTCAAACAACTCCATCTATACAAAATCCACCACCGGCAGCTGCTCCAACTGGTACTGGTTTGACTAATGTTGTTCCAGTTGAAAACTTACAATCAATTGGTGGTGGGACTGGTGAAGTTGGTATGACCAGTGGAAGAGGTATGAGATGGGGTAAAATGCATAGAGGTGTAGATATTGGAACAAGTGGTAAGAGGGGATATTATGTTGCACTCAAGTTGAAGGGTAAGGTATCAGATGTTGGTACATTTGATGGGTATGGTAAGACTGTTGTTATCACCTCTGGTGGAAAAGACTTCTTGTTTGCTCACCTTGCACAGACCATGGTATCAAAAGGTCAATCATATAATGGTGAGATCATAGGTGAGATTGGAAACACTGGTGCAGGAACTGGTGAACACCTACACTTTGAAGTCAGTCCTGCTGGAACTGGTGGTTATCAACAAGATGAAGACCCAATGCCATATGTCAAGTATATTGCTATTGGTAAAATGGGAGATGGTTCTTCTGTTGGAACAAGTGATAGAACTCCTAATCTTTCGATACAGGATCCATCTACTAAATCACCATCACAATCAGGGTCTGTATCACCAGGTCAAAAGTCTTCTATTTCTACACCAGCTGCTATCAGACCAGGACAAACACCTTCTCCAGTGTCTGACATATCACAACAACTATCATATGAAACAATAGGTGGAACTACAATCCTGATGCACCCAAGTGGTCGTCAGTCTGGTGGTAGCGTAGGTGGTGGTGGAAGGTCTGGAACACCTATAATAATGGGTTCTGGTGATGTGGTAAATAGTTACTATAAATCACAACTACTAGGATTTTTATATAAACAAGGTTAATGTCACAATATTCATCAACAGCAGCTGCTAATATAAACAAGCTTACCATCTCATCTAATACTGATGGTGAAGTTGTGGATATTTCTGCTATCACGCCAGAGATATCATACTATGAGAGTGTGTTGTCAAACACTATCACTGCCACTATGGTTGTGGCTGAGACTGGATACGAATCTAAAGGGAAAGATACTCTAGCAACACAGGGCCTTCTTGATGGTCTTCCGATCAGAGGTGGGGAGAGAGTTGATGTTGATATTGAAGATCAACAGGGCAATAAACTTAGTTTTAAACAGGGTCTCTATGTGAATAGAGCCAGGAATGCAACACCTGGAACACAGAAAGATGTATATTACATTGACCTCTGTTCAAAAGAATACTTTGCTAATGAACAAACTAGAGTAGTGAAGAGATATGAGGGTAAGATCTCTGATAGTGTTTCTTCAATTTTAACTGAGGTTCTTAAGTCTAAAGGTGGATCTTTCAATATTGATTCAACAGCTATTGATTATAATTTTATAGGTAATGACAGGAAACCTCTATACACCTGTACCTGGTTGGCATCTAAGTCGGTTCCTTTAGGATCTGGTAAGGGTAAGAATAGTATAGGTGGAGCTGCTGGATATCTATTCTTCCAAACAAGAGAAGGATTCAATTTCAGATCTATTGATACAATTTTTGATCAAACTGTCAACAAAAGATATATTTACAACAACTCAGGTAAGAATCCAGCAGATGGATATGATGGTAATGTTTTATCCTATGATATCGATAGAGATGTTGATATGAAAGACAGCCTGGCAACAGGTGCATATAATAACAGGTCAATCTTCTTTGACTTCTATTCAATGAACTACAAGGTTGTTGAGTATGATATTGGTAAACAGAAGAACAAGATTACTACTGCTGGTAAGAAGTTTGCACCTAGTCAAGTAGCAAGAGAGTTTACACAATCTCCGACGAGATTGTTTAGTCATGTGCTGGATGTTGGTACAATTCCTAGAGGTGCCACATCTGATGCTCAGTTAAAGAACTGGCAGGACAATAAACAATCTTCTAACTATGACGCTGAGAGAAGTATGGTCCAATCGGTGATGAGATATAATCAACTCTTCGCCGTTCAAATAAACATCACTATTGCTGGTGACTTCAGTATTAAGGCTGGAGATCTTGTCTATTGTGATTTCCCAGAACTAAAAGGTGAGAGTGGATTAGAAGTTAATGATCAGAGTGGAGGCATATATATGGTAGCACACGTCTGTCATCGTATTACACCACAGGATTCTTTCAGTAGTCTTTCATTGGTCAGAGATTCATTTGGCAAAAACACAGGGTTCACGAACAAATGATAGAACAGGGTTTATTTAAAAAATATTTTGTAGGTAGAGATGGTTTCTATTGGTGGATAGGTCAGATTGCACCAGAGAAATCATGGAGGGATAATAAGAGGGGTATTCCAAGTGATGACAATAAGAAAACTCCTGGATTTGGTGAGAGATATAAGGTTCGTATCATGGGGCACCACACGGCTGTTCCGTCTGAGTTGTCCGATGATGAGTTACCTTGGGCATCAGTTATGTACCCAGTCACCGCTGGTGGTGGTACGGGTGCTTCATCACAATCATGTAACCTGAGACAGGGTATGTTTGTGTTTGGATTCTTCATGGATGGAGAAGACGGACAACAACCTGTAATCATGGGCGTGATTGGAACTAACAGCTACACAGCTGTTATGAAGAATATTCCTGATGCTAAGTTCATTCCTTTCACTGGTCTATCACCAGAGAATGGTGATAGAGTTGCTACCTATGCAAGATCAGCCAGTGACAGTAAGGGTGAGGTTGCACCCACATCATCAGAGGTTAATGGAGAACCACAAGAGAACAGTCAAGTAAACAATAGTCCAGAGGAACACTCATCAGAGGGAAAATCTGCAGCTGATTCAGTTTCTGCTGAGGACAAAGAAGAATATATACCGGTACCCAAACCAGCAGAATGTAGTGAAATTCCTATGGCTGGTCTTCAACTATCAATGGCCAACTCTATTAAGGACATTGAGAAATTAAGAGGAACACTTAGTGACGCTAGGTTATCAGCAACCAGAGGCGTATCTGACTTCCAGAGTATGATTCTTGAGAAGAAAACACAGATGAAAGAGGACATCTCTTCTGCCTTGAAATGGGTATTTGATGAGATGATTAAGAAAGTATCGGGACTTGGAAATGAAATAAATCGACTCCTGCAGGGAATAGCAGGAGCAAATGAAAACTATGCTGGTCAACCGGGATTTGTTCAGACAGTTAATGGTTTTATTTGTGCAGTCAAAGCGGTATTCCAAGCTCTAATTGAATATCTGGGTGATCTGGTTGATTCTATAGTTGATAAGGTTATCAATGTAGCTAGGTGTTTCGTAGAAGACTTTATAGCTTCTATCTTGGCACAAATTGATAACCTTCTTACTCAGTTTATCAATACTGTGTTCGGTGCGGCCATGGATGTTATCAATGGTGTCATTAATGTAGGTGATCAAGCACTTAGTATTGCAGCCAATATTACTTCATTTGTTCAGGACATTCTTTCTATTCTTGATTGTGAGGCAAATGATTCTTGTGAGGCTTATCGTGTTGATCAATGGAATATTCTTACGGGTGGTCAAAGTGATAGAAAAAGCCTTGGTAGTATCGTTGATAAGGTTAAAGGATTTAGTGACCAGTTCAATCAAGTATTTGACTTTACCAATGGTATCAGTGATGTCATAGAGAATCAGTTTAACTTTAATTTGGATAGTATCTTTGATAAACCTGATTGTGAAATCGGTCCTTTGTTGTGTGGTCCTCCAAGTATAGCAATCTTTGGTGGTACTGGTGCTGGATTTGCAGCCAATCCTATCATTAGTGAAAGCGGATCAATCATTGGTATAGATCTTGTATCAATGGGTAGTGGATATGGTGATGGTTCCTATGCAAAAATTGTAGATGCATGTGGCAATGGTAATGGTGGTGTAATTATTCCATTCCTTGGACAATTTGGGGATGACATTTGGGATAGATTGAATGGATATGAAGATGATTTTGGTGATCGTGATGACCTTGTGGGTCAAGGGCAGAGAGGTGTTCTTGATTCTTTCTGGCAAAACAGAAGGTTTGAATTAGGATCTGGTAGTGGTGGTGCTGATGGTCCTTCAATAACATCACCAGCATTTGCTGGTTTGGGATCGGTTTTCACTGGTCGTATTGGTCCCGAAAGATTGGCTCTTGGTGGTGATATAACTGGTGTCACTACTGCTATCTTTGATCCTTTCGTTGCAACGAGACCTATTGATGAGAAAATAGAGAATCAACAATCAATCTTTACCGGTAATATTACTGCTGACTCTGGTAGATTGAATATTGGTATCGGTGACACTGATGATTTTGGTCTTGGTTTCTCCACTAGTACACTAGGATCAACAGTTGATGGCGGTTTTAAGTATACTAGTATTAGTTCATCACCATTCGCTGGTCTGAGCAGTGTTACTTCTGGTATCACTACTAACAGACTTACTGGTGGATTTATATCTACATCTATATTTGATCCTCAACTTGCAATAAGACCTGGTATAGACACGACTGGACTACCCACTGATTCTATACTCAATCAAGGTGTTATTGGATTTATAATCAAGGATGGTGGTACAGGTTATTTGACCAAACCAGATGGATCAAAAGGTGGTATGAATAGAACTTGGTCTCGTTCTGATCAAACCATTTTAAAGAAAATAGATGGAACTTATTTACAACCACTTAATCCTGGAGCATTTTTGAAACTAGTGGTGGGAGACATTATAGAGACTCCACCTGGAACAAAGATAGTATCAGAGAAATCTGATGATGGAACTGGCGGTGGTGAGGAGATTATTGGTGGCACACCTTATATTGTAAAGAATAGTGGAAACATTACCGTTCCTAATCCAACTAAGGGCACAATAAAATTTGATTTCCCCACAAGTTCTGACGGAACATATCCAGTTATTTTATATTTGAGAGCTATCTATATTGATATTCCTGGTGCATCATATAAAGATGGTGATGAAGTTATTATTTCACCTAGTAAGGGTGCTAAGGCTGTAATTGAGACAAGTCCTAGTGGCGGTGTTTATAGAATCAAAGTAACAGAAACAGGAGAAGGATTCAAAGAAATGCCCAGAGTTTATATCAAGTCTGATACCGGTATTGGTGCCAGACTTCTTCCCCAACTTGGTGTAAATAGAGTTGAAGAAGACAAAATTGATGCAGATACTGTTGATAAAGTTGTCAATGTTACTGACACTACAGGAAGTATAGCTTCATCGTATAGCACATCAGGAGGTATTTAATGTCTGATTCTGATAATGGACAAAAGAAAAATCTATACACCATCAGATATGGAAACTCTGATGGTGAGATGAAATGTGGTCATGTCACTGGTGATAATGAGATTTCCGCCTTTTTAATTAGAAGTGGTTTCTTCCATAACCACTATATTTCACTAGATGGTACAGGGGAAAGACATAGGGCTGGTGGTACTACCTGTAGGTCACCAGGTGCTTTCCAAGTGAGAGCCGGAGATAATTGTGGCAAGGAAGATCAAACTATCCTAATGAGTGCGAAGAATGGAGATATACTTATCTCAGCACCTCATGGTAAGATCATTCTAGATGCACAAAACATCTTATTAAGGGCTCAGGGTCAGGGTGGACCTAGTGGAACAGGTTTTATTGATATTGAAGCTAATGAGAAGATTAACATAAAAGGAAGGGGTGATGGTGTTGATATTCAGGGCAACTCCAGTGTCACAATTAAATCTGACAACGTTGTTGATGTTATTGGACAAACAACCATGAATATCTACGGTGGAATCATTGATATGGCTGATGGTAACGCAACATCTTTAACATCTAAACCAGGTAAGACAGGTGTCAAAGCTGTAACAGTTCTTGATAGTTTTGGTATAGTCAATGCAGTTAGTGGTCTTGTTGGTTTTGATCAAAATCTGGAAAGTAAAATGTCAGCATTTCAAAAATTATTTCAATGAAATTAAACGATTATTCCTCTCTGAGTGGTCCAGAGAATGGTGTCTATTGTAGGGGTAGACTAAGACACGACACACACATTAACTTACCTGAAGAGTGGGATGGGGTTGTAAATGTAGAGACAATTACTGTCTGTATTACTCCTATTGGCTCACATCAAGATATAATTGTAAAGGGTGTTCAGGGGGGTAAGGTAACTTTACAAGCTAAAGTTGGTTTACCTATCGACTGTTACTACCATATATTCGCGGAGACACTACTATGGCAAAGGTAACTGATCTATTTGTAAATAAAAGACTCATTGTTGGTGACCCAACAATTCCTGGTGGTCCTACTGCACTTGGTAAATCTAAAGCAGAACTGAGAGGTGGTGCTTATATTGAAGCACCAATGATTGTAGGTGACGATACTAAGTTCCCACTACCTGAAGCTACCATGATGATTGGTAGGTGTACGAATGCTGATGCTTTAGCTCTCATTCCTGGTTTATTCAGAATTAGAAACCTAATTCCTGGTACTGAGACACCTCAAGACGTTGTTATCGGTGACCCATCAGGACCTGTTGGTGTGACTGTGTTCTGTGGAGCATCAACTTTCATAGTTGAGGCTGCAGCTATCAGTCTTATAACTATTGCCAAAGTTGAAGCTGCTGCTACTGTTGTTGAAACCGAAGCTATCAGCACTGAGATTGGTAATCGAGTGAAGGCTGGGGCGAAGACAGAAATTGGTGTTGATGCAAACTTGTCATTAGCTATCAACCAGGCTCCCATAATAGGATCCACTATTGCAAAGATGATTGATCATGTTACTCCCAAGGCCACGCTGAATAAAACGAATATCATCGCCGTCAGTAAGAAACCATTTGATATTCTTCATCCTACTAAAGAGGGACATCGACTGAGATATGTTTCACTTGAGGGACCGGATGCTGAGGTATATGTAAGAGGTAAGTTAAAGGGTAATAATACTATTCATCTTCCTGATTATTGGAAAGGTTTGGTTGACCCTGAAAGTATCACTGTAAATCTTACACCCATTGGTTCATTTCAACCATTGTATTACGAAGAAGTTGAGTGGTGCAGTACAATTAAAGTAATCAACTCTGACGGTGGTCCTATTAACTGCAGTTACACTATCTACGCAGAAAGAATTGACACTGAGAAAAACATTCCTGAGTATAAAGGCTTGACAACATCTGACTATCCGGGTGATAATGATGAATACAGATTGTGATATGAATGGGAAAAGTTCATGAAGTATTCCCTCTGGTAATCTATCAGGGGGATGTTAGTTGTCATAATAAATTTAAAGAGAATCTAGAAGATATCAAGAAGTATTGGTTCAATGGGTATAAGTATGAATCTCCTGAAGGTTCGGAGAGAATCTTTCTACATCATAATGAGAAGTATAGAGAGTTTTTTAGTGTAGGTTTGAGGAAGGTATTTGATGAATACCTTGAGACTCTGAAGATTGATTATAATAAACTTAACTACCACATTTGTAAGTCATGGGTGGTGTACCATAAGGATGATACTACACCACCATTAGCACCACATAAACACAATGAAGCCAACATCAGTTTTGTGTATTATCTAAACACTGATGAAACTTCTGATAAGTTTGTAGTGAATCAGAATTCAGACAACAATCCCAATCAGGTTTGTATGGGGTTCTTTGATGTTGCAGATGAACTGAATCTAATGACTGGGTTTAACAGATACAATTGTAACAATTATACTATTACCCCAAGGGAAGGTAGTTGTATTGTTATGCCATCTGAAACTTATCATCACACTATTAAGAAACAACCTAGAGTGAATGAGAGAGTAGCTATTGCTGGTGATGTAAGAATTACTCTGAAACCAAAATACTATAGATATCATCAGGGTTGTACTCATCCCTCACAGTGGTTGGAGATATGAGACATAATTATAAAAATGGCATTAAAATCGTTCGTGATCATAGGTTACCCAAACTCATCAAACACTCTGAAATATGTTATCCACCACCCCATCCAGATCATATTGACGGGGCTGATATCACATATCCAGGTATTTTAATTGAGTATCCAAACGGATATATGATTGAGGATGGAGTCCATAGAATGGCTAAATTACAGAGAGAGGGATTCTATGAGTCCTTGTTCTATGTTGTGAGTAGATTAGAATATAAAAATGGAATAGTTGCCATGACATATGATCATGAATGGGTAACTTTAGGATTATGGAATATTGGTACATTAACCCCAAAAAGACACAATAAATAACTAAAAAACATATTATGGCAGAAAATAGCGATGCAATGTTAGATACTCTCTCGACTGTCACGGGAGATACAATGATTGTACAAGATGAAGCTAAGAGACAGATATCCGTTCTTGATACGGCTAAGATACCATATACTAATGCAACAAAAAACTTAGATAGAGCACTTCATAATCTTATAACTCCGGTCAATGATACCCTTTATGCTACTAGAGATGCATATGATCAGAGAGTTGATGTTCAGAACTGTAGGAGTGATTTGTTTTGGAGATTGACTGGTATTACTAGTACTGCTACTGGAACACCTGATGGTCATACAATTCAATATACATTTACTTGTACTAAACTTTCTTCAGTATATGAAAAGACAGGTGGTGCAGCTGGGTTGACTTCCACAACAGCAGGTGCTGGTTCTTCCGTAGGAATTTCTACAAATTCCGTCACATACTTTGATGGTACTACTTTTAATAGTATAGATTTACCAGTAGAGGGTGACTTACTGAATGGTGTTGGTTCTTTCTTTGACACTTTTTATGAACCAGATAATCTTCATGGTTATAAACTGTATGATGAACCATATGCAAGAGATGTGTTTGATACATTTCGTGGTGTAGGTGTGGGTACGATCAGTCTTGGGACCCAAGCCAGTACAAACTTCATGACCATTCTTGATCCAAATATTGAGATTAAAGTAGGTCAATTAGCAACACCTAGTCTATCAGGATACTTTGCAACTAAGAGTTTGACTGTCACGGGAGTTGGAACAACAGCTGTTGATCTAAGTTCATATTCATTCACTGGTATCGCTACATCAAGACTACATACTGTTCCTTATATTACTGTCGATCAACTTCCTATTCTAGGATTTGATGCACCATTGTCCACAGCTACGTCGGATGCAGGGGAATTCATGGATATCTTGTTCTCACAGGATCCATCTACCATTAGTGATTCAATGGCTGTTTCTATTGAGGATAGTCCATATGTTGATCAAACAATTGAGATCATGTCATACAATAGAGCTGGTGCTGGTGTGTCAGTTTATTACACTAATACTGGAATTGCTAGTGGTACAAGATCATGGAATAAATTTCTGGATGGACTCTTTGATCCAGAAACTGAAGATCCTGAAGACTTTGATACGAAAATTAGTGAACCACCTATTGGAGCTAGTAAAATCTATTATAGAGTTGGATTTCCAAATAAACCAGTCACCTGGCCAGGTGGTGCTGACGCGGTAGAGGGTTCAACTGTAATAATTGATGATACATTTGTCACCTTAGCTACTTTATATTCCCCCCTTTCAGTAGCATGTGATGACACTGAATTAAATGAAGCAATTTCGGCTAGAGATACAGCTGAATCTAATCTTGCTTCTAATCCTGCTCGGGATGGAATGGCTGAAGTTTCAAATCAAATCAAAACCAAAGTCAATGAGGAGTTTAATTTGAGAATTTGGGCATACAGAGCACAGATTGGAACATCAAATGCTAGACGACTCAATTATTTTAGTTTCGAAGACCTTATGAAAAACTCTCCTTACAAGGATATCATAAACGCTGACCCGGATGACGAGTGACAAACTGTCACAAGCCTTCTTGACTCGGACCTCAGTCTGATCTATAGTAAGAGAGTACAAGACAAACTCCCATGACTTCCAAGTACGATCGTGACGACTATACTGTTGATAGTGAGGAAGATGAATATCTCACTCGCGTTGTGATTGATACTTGTGCTCGTCGATTCTACATGTACTCTAATGAGGGTGAAACTAAGGTTGTCGATGCCAATTCCCCTCAACAGTTTATGGACATCCTAGAGGTTGTCCGAGCTATATGTGAGGAGGATATGATTGTGTATTCTGACCCAGTTATTGCTGGTTGAACCCTGTATATTATTTTATCTTTCCTTTGTAAAAAGGTCCAATAAAAAATCTGGGGTATTTTTACCCTTTTTTACTTTTTATGAATCAATATTTCCCTTCTCTGTATCAAGAAATAGTCAAGTGTTATGAGTATGAGACCAGAAACGCGACAATCTATGGAAATGTTATTCGAAGCGAAATGGAACTTACCAAAAGCGGCGAAAAATTGCAATCTAACTTGCAAGGAGATGAAGATAACATTCAATGAATACTGTGAGTTTCACCCACCAACATATAACGAGGCAGGAGAGCTGATAAATAAGTCATAATAGATATAGTGTGCGAAGAAGATGCCATTATCGAGACTTGATAACTTCCTTAAGAACGTTCGCGGAAACATCATTTATGTTAACCCCAATGACCTAGATGCTACTGATAGTATAACAAATCAGGGCAATTCAATGGGTCGCCCCTTTATTACTATTCAAAGGGCACTCGTTGAGGCGGCTAGGTTTTCATATCAACAGGGTCTTGATAATGACAGATTTGGTAAAACAACAATTCTTCTCTCACCAGGAGAACATATTGTTGACAATAGACCGGGTTGGATTCCACTAAATGCGTCTGATTATAGGCTTCGAGACGGAACTCAGTCTTCTGATTTCACTTCTTTCAATACTGCATCAAATTTTGACCTTACATCATCTAAGAATGACCTGTATAAGTTAAATTCGGTCTCTGGTGGTGTCATAGTCCCCCGTGGTGTTTCTCTCGTTGGACAGGATCTGAGAAAAACGACAATCAGACCACTTTATGTTCCAGATCCAGAAAACGACAATATTGAAACAACGGCTATTTTTAAGATTACTGGTGGTTGCTACTTCTTCCAGTTTACTATCTTTGACGGTAATCCAAACGGGACTGTCTATAGGAACTACACCAGTGGAGATATTGTTCCAAACTTCTCACACCACAAACTAACCTGTTTTGAGTACGCTGATGGCGTTAATAATGTAGAAATTGACGATACTTTTATTAGTAATTTCAAGTCAGAAAGAACTGACCTTGATATGTACTACGAAAAGGTCGGTTTAGCCTATGGTACATCTTCTGGTAGAGAGATTCAACCAGATTATCCATCTTCTGGTCTTGATATTCAACCTAAAATTGATGAATATCGTATTGTTGGACCAACTGGTGGTGGCACAGAAATTAGTGCAATTCAAGCTGGTGATGGAACGATTCTTGGTAAGAATGAGATCATCACTGTCACTCTCTCCGAACCACTTTTCGGTCTCGATGTAGATACAGCCTTCCAAATTAATGGTGTAAGTGACGTTGATTATAATGGTTCATTTGTTGTAAATGAGGTTCTGACATCAACTACAGAAGGTACTACATCATTCAAGTATCTTAACTCTGTAATTCCTAACTCTGTTGCACCTGTTGTCGCTGGTGCATTAGTCAATCTGGATATTGACACCGTTTCTTCTGCATCTCCATACATTTTCAATATCTCATTGAGATCTGTTTATGGTATATGTGGTATGCACGCTGATGGTGCAAAGGCTAGTGGATTTAAATCCATGGTTGTTGCTCAGTTTACGGGTGTGTCACTTCAGAAGGATGATAATGCATTCTGTAAGTTTGACAAATCAACTGGTTCATTTAAGTTTGCAAGTACAGTAGATAATATTCATAGTGATCCTAATGCGAAATATAGACCAGAATATTACAACTACCATATTAAGGCGTCAAATAACTCTGTTGTTCAGTTAGTATCCATTTTTGCTATTGGATATGCTCAACACTTTGTAACTGATAGTGGTGGTGATTTCTCTGTTACCAACTCCAACTCTAACTTTGGTGCAATTGCTCTTGCATCGAAAGGGTATCGTGATATTGCTTTTGGAAGAGATGACGTTGGGTACATCACCAATATTATTCCACCAAAACAACTACCAACGACCACAATCAACCTTGAGTATGGTTCTATTGATGTAACCAAGACTGTTGGTGTTGGTTCTACTGGTAGATTGTATCTCCACAACGAGAAAAACCAGTCTGCACCACCAAAGAGTGTCATCCAGGGATATAGAATTGGTTCCAAGGTTGATGATAAACTCAATCTCCTGATTACTGAAGGTGGTGAATCAATCAACTATCAGGCTCGTATTGTGATGCCTGATGACACCACAACTAAGAAGGAATCTTCTAGAAAAGTATTCGATGTTGCTAGAGTTGGTTCATCTAATAGTATTAGTAACAACACTCTGAATCTCACATCAGACCATAGGTTTATGGATGGTGAGACAATCAGAATTTCTAGTGATAATGCTAGACTCCCAGATGGTATTAATAATAATAGAGTTTATTATGCTATTACCACAGGACTCAACGATGATCAAGTTAAACTTGCTGTAAGTTCTAATGATGCCTCCACTGGAACATCTGTTGATATCAACAATCTTGGTGGTAATCTGATCGTCGAATCTAGAGTCAATGACAAAGTATCTGGTGATATTGGACACCCAATTCAGTATGATACCAACGAGGATCAGTGGTATGTAAATGTATCTAGTTCTTCTACTGACAATCAACTATACAGTAAGATTGTAACACTAGGAACATCAGTTCTTGGTGAAGCCACTTCAAGAACATTCATTAACAGACTCCCAGATAATAGAGCACTTGCCGATAGGATCTATAGGTACAGATATGTCATTCCATCAGGTGTAGGTATTCAATCTGCTAGACCACCTAGAGACGGTTATGTTATCCAGATGTCTAACGACGTAACTGGTGTTGATAATAGTGAAATTGCACTTAAATATAATCCTGGTTCGGTCACTATGTCCAACCAGTCTCAGATGAGAAACTTAAGTTTCCTTCGCGACGCTAACTGGAATAATGGAACAGCCTACTATACCTCAGAACAACCACACAACCTTGTAACTGGTTCTAAACTTGTCATTAATAATGTGACCAGTACAGAAAATCCAACTGGTGTTGCAGGTTCAGCATATAATGGTTCTAAGGTTGTTATTGGTATTTCCAGTTCTCACACATTCCTTGTTTCTCAATCAATTGATCCCGGAACATTCACAAATAATACATCTGCAAGAACAACCGATCTTCCGACATTCAAAACTAAACGAAGTGATAAGACATTCTACGTTTATGATGTTGAACAGATCAAAGAGTATAAGACCGGAGAACAAGATGGTATTTACTATCTGACCATTATTGATTCTGGAAACACCCCATCCGTTGCTCCTTTTAATGATTCTGAAGAGTTCTCCTTCTCCTCACCTATTGTCAATCTTTATCCTCAACTTGATAGAGATAATCCAGTAAGTGACGCTCCTTCAGCACAAACATATGCACTCTCCAATATTTTGGGTAGTGTCGAAGTCAATGACCCCAAAAATAGTATTACAAAAGTCGGTGTTGAGAGAGTAGAAAAATCTTATCACCTGGCTCAAAATGTCACCAGTATTGTATCAACTTCAGAGACTGATCACGAAATTACCTTAGATCGTGAACATGGGTATAATAGTATTGCTAGAGTATCAATATCCATACCTGGTACCGGTTATGGTAACGGTACAGGTGCAGGCGAAAATATCTATAACGCAATTCTGAGTTCAAATACATTACCTGGTAAAGAAGCTACATCAAGAATTACAGTTGATAACAATGGTTCAATTGCAGATGTCAAGATCATCAGTGGTGGTTCTAACTATAATGTAGGTGACGTATTGAATGTCACAGGTACAGCTACCACTACTGGATTCTCTGGTGGTCAGGTTACAGTATCTGCTATTCAAAATAATGTTGGTGATACACTTAGAATCTGTGGTATCAATTCTGCTTTCTCGACCTACAACGGATTTTACTCAATTAGTGGAATCTCTACAGCTAATAAGGTATCTCTTACATCAGCCAATCTTATTGTTGGATATTCAACTACTCCTATTGGTGGAGATGTGACGGTCAACTCTTGTTCTAGGGTCACTGGTCCTAGATTAGACATTGATAGTATCGACTACGACCCAATCGTTGGTATTGCTAGTGTTACTACCATACAGAATCATGGATTGGTTTCTGATAATGTAATTAGAATTGGTGGATCTACCAATAATTTCTTTAATAGAAACTTTACGATAACACAGGTAACGAACCTTAATAAATTTAATATTGATATTGGGATTAGTACGAGTTCTCAAGTAGCCTCCGGTACACTTGCTGGTTACTACGTGGGTACTTCACCTCAAGGTGGTACATTTACTCTGTATGATGAAAATTTTGGTGGTAGAACTTCCAACTCTTACGCTGGTATCTCCACAGTATTGTCTTCTCCTATCATTAATACATCAATTGATGAGATTGAGATTGAAAATCTGAACAACTTTAACTTCAATATTGGTGATTATGTAAGAATTAACAATGAGATTATGAGAGTTAAAACCACCGTTAACTCCAATCCAATTAAGGTTTTTAGAGGTATTCTTGGTACCAGAACTTCAACTCATGTTCAAGGATCTGTCATTAGAAAGATTCATATTCAACCTGTTGAACTTAGAAGAACATCAATTATCAGAGCTTCTGGACATACGTTTGAGTATCTTGGATATGGTCCTGGTAACTACTCAACGTCACTTCCACAGAGACAGGCGGCACAACCTGGTCTGACTGAACAGTTGTTGTCTCAGTCATTCAGATCTAATGGTGGTGTCAGTGTCTACACTGGTATGAATGATCAGGGTGACTTCTATATTGGCAACAAGAGAATTTCCTCTAACACTGGTAAGGAAGAGGTATTTGATACTCCAGTTCCTACTATTACTGGTGAAGACATATTTACCATTGGTGCTGAGTCTGGTGTTGATGTCATTAACCCACTTGACGCTACTATATCCAGAGGTCTTAAGGTTGAGGGTGGTACTCAGAATAATATCCTATCAGAATTTAATGGTCCTGTGGTCTTCACCGAGAAGATTACATCCACTTCAGATGAGGGTATTGAGGTTAACTCTATGTTCCTCCAGGGTGACACAGTTGTATCTAGAAAGTACACTGTAGGACTCGGAACTCCAGTATTGGCTGGTAATCCTGGTGATGTTGTTTATAACGCAAATCCAAGCAAGGGTGGAACAATCGGATGGAATTACTCTATTGAGAGTGGTTGGTATCCATTCGGTGCTATCAGTATTAATCCAAATGGCAGTGAAATGTTGTTTGATAAGATTGGTGTTGGAACTGAAGATATTCTACCCAATCAGACATTCCAGGTTGGTTCTGGTTCATCACTATTCACTATTGATGGCGATGGTGGTGTTGGTCTTGGAACCACAGCTAATGGTCTCAAACTGAATATCGAAGGTGATGTTCGTATTGGTACTGGATTCACAATTTATGGTGATGGTTCTGGTATTACCAACCAGGATAGTATTTGGCAAAAGGGTGGAGGAAACGCCTTCGTCTATATCAAGGACGATGTAAACATCAAACTCGGATTAGGTGTTAGTACTGGAGACATTTATGGTCAAGTTCACTCCGCCGGTACAGCACAAACTTCACTATATGTTGGTAATGAATCTAGATTTGATGGTATATCAAGGTTTGATAGTGGAGTTATTGTTGGTGGAGCACTGACAGCAACTGGACCATTTGACTTAGATAACACATCCGGTACAATTACCGCTGGTGTTGTTACATCTACGACCATTCAATCTGGAGCCGGTTCTACAATCCTCTCGGTAACATCTACTGGTGTTGGTATTGGAACTACAGTTGCTAGATCTGCACTAGATGTTGATGGTAGAGCTAGATTCAATTCCTATCATGAAATTGCACAAACTGTCACATCATCTGCTAATGATGTAGAACTCGATCTATCAATAGGTCAGTCGTTCCTTCTGACAACTAGTGAGAATGTCACATCATTTACACTGAAAGGGGCGGCTTTGAATTCCACAACAGCATTTACCCTCAAAATTACACAGGACGCAACAACACCCTATACAGTTGATATAGATAACTTTAGGACAGAGAGTAGTTCTGTGATACCAGTGTACTGGCCAGGTGGAATCACACCTATAGTAACAACTGTAGCTGGTAGAGTTGATATCTATTCATTCATGACATTTGATGGTGGAACTTCACTGTATGGTGTAGTCGGAGGTCAAAACTTCTCATGATAGGGTTCAAATTTAATAGGTCCGTTCCTACAACACTAAAGTTGAATGGACCTAGTTTAGGGTATCTAGAACAAGTAACAGACACAAAACAACATATAACAGGTGTTGTCACATTTTCAGGTATTACAACTGCCACATATCCAAATGATAATGTGGGAGGAACATTTGATTTCAAATGGTATCTGGATGATAGTGAACTGAATAGTTCAATGACATCACCATCTGTATCAATAGTAAGTGTTGGTAATTCTTCGATACTTACTCTTGATAATATTCCACTAAGTAACGACAACTCAAGAGTCTATCTGAAGACGGATTATATTCCAGCAACTGGTGAATCACAGGCAAATAATGAACCACTTCAGTCAGATACTGGTACAATTGAACTGATCAAAAACATTCAGATCCTGACTCAACCAGTAACTCAAACTGTTGCTTCTGGTGATGATGTAACATATACAGTTGAAGCTCAACTGGAGAATGGATTAACAACTGGTATCGAGTATCAATGGTATTTTGATGGTTCAATCAGGAATGATGGTGGTGTAGCTGGATTTACATATAGTGGAACTAACACAGATAGTGTTAAAGTTGCTGTTGATGAAAATGTAACAACTGGTGGTCCAGCAGTTTGTATTAGTGTCCTTGGGTTGACTCTTGAGAGTCAATCTACAATTGATAGTGATTGGTCCTCCTTTAGATCAAGTTACCCACAAAGACCATTCTATCTCTTACAACCACCACAATTTTCCGATAGTCTTCTGAAGGTGCCTTCATCATACACTAGTGATGGTCTTGCATATCCTATACAAGCTATAAATTTGGACGTTGGTGATACAAACCAGACAAGTGATTGGTTCACTCTGACTGGATTGAATAATGCTCCAGCTGGTACTTCGGTCTCTCTGGCAATTGATGATTCATTTGGTGGACCAATATCAATTACAGACAATAGTGGGAGTGTAAGTGTATCAGATCCAACCGGTTCTAATATTCTTATCTCAGTAAATAGATTTATCAATGTTCCTAGTGGAACTGAAAGTCACCCAATCGGAAGTATTGGATATGATATTACTTTCACCCAGTTAGGATCAACAGGCGATGTTGATCTTGAGGCATATGTTAACAACACTTCAACTAGGGCAAGTGGTCTAATTGCAGGTGACAATTCTATTGCAGTTTCACCAGGTTACCCACAGAGACTCAGTGCAAACTCATTCAGAGTTGCCTTTGACATGACTAATAGTCTTGGACCAGGAAGACAGGCAACACTGGTGAGGAGTTGGGGATTTAACTTCCTTTCACCAATCGTCTATGGTATTGGTGGTAGAACTGTTCAGATTAATGTCAGAGCATCAATAAATGAGTTCACTAAGAAGTGTAGAGATAATGGAATGAATCTCTACTATTCTACTATGTCTGGTGAGAGATGGGCTATTGATCATAATAGGTCACTACCCGAAGCTGGTAATAATACTGTTCAGAATCTATATTGTGAGGTATCACACCCACAGTCGTTCAATTCACCTCAGAATACTAACACTGTAACTATGACAGTGGTCTCACCAAGACCACTGATTACTTTTGAAGCTTATACTTTCGCTAATGACTATGCAACAAAAGATGTAGACTTTGATAGTAATCCTGAATTTACACTTGATCAGAACACTTTTGGATCACAGTATAATATCATTCAATTCCACTCAGTAGAGAGGAACAACCCTATCATCATGAACATGTTTGGTTCTAAGGGATCTGGTTCTAATGGTGGAGAAGGTGGAACTGCAACTATCAAATTTACAGCTGAAAAAGATATTGAGTATACCGTGATTGGTATCTCAAATAATTCGGCTGTATTTTTGTATCGTGGTTCAACTCTTATCGCTGTTGTTGGTGAAGGTGGAAACGCTACATCTTCAGTATCAGGTGGTGCCGGTGGTGGTGCAAATGGTTCTGGTGGTGATGGTGGTAATAATGGTAATTCCGGTGGTCAGTATTCATCACTGTCACTGAATGGTGTATATGGTTCAATAACACCATCTAGCGTTAGTTTGCAGAGTGGTGATACCTTAGCAATTCAAAACCAGGGTGGTAAAACTATTACTTGTACCAAGGGTTCTTATTGGATAAACCAGGCTATCTCGGCTTGTAGTAATAATAGTTCAAGTGAGATTAAGTATGTCAACATTGATGGGACAACTATTAATTCAAGTTCTTCTATCATTAGGGGATTTAAACCTGGATATACCGTCACTTCAACAGCTGGTGCTGGTATAGCTGGTGGTGGACAAGGTGGTAATGGTGCATCAGGTGGTGATGGTGGACAATCATCCAGCCAGGGTGGTGGAGGTGGATCAGGATACAATGATGGTAGTGTAGAGGTTATATCAACTCGTCTTGGTGGTTCAACTGGACTGGCTAAAATTACCATGAGAACGGAAACTTCCCAGTTCGTACACTTCTTTGATAACAGAGTTAGACCTAAGAGAACTACTTCTCTTACAAGTACTGGTAATATTGTTAGTGTATCTGCTCAGTCTGAGAGTGGTAATGGTCAACCAGGTGATACCGGTGCTAAACATTATCTCGTCACAATGGATGCTGACTATACTGGTCTTACTATTGACGTTACATCAGATCTCACAGCTGCTGGTGGTTCAACCGATCCAGACATGCGAGCAGGAGCGATACAGAAACAGAACTCTACTCAGTGGAGAGTGTGGTTCGTCAGAGGTGGAGGAACATCCAATACCTTTATCAGAGAAGCGACCATTATTGGAAACTTATAAATAACTATCAGGTGGATAGTGAAACCTAACGGAGACAAATGGCTGTAAACAAGAATTTTGTAGTCAAAAATGGAATAGAAGTAGCAAATGATCTAATTTTTGCTTCATCTGACCAAAATAAAGTCGGTATAGGTTCCACTCAACCTAATGCTCTCCTGGAAGTTGGAGGGGATTTTAAGGCACTTGGGAATTCAACTGTAGTTGGATTTGCAACTATCCAAGATACACTTAAAGTTGGTAGTGGTGGAACCGTACTTCTTGCTGATGTTCAATCAGGAAGATTAGGTTTCAATACAGCTACACCACATCATAATGTTCACATTTCTAATGTGGGTAGTGGACTTACTTCACTATATGTTGATGGTGGTAATGTTGTTTTTACTGGAGACCTCAGTGGTTATAACGCTGTTTTCTCTGGTGATGTCAATTTAAGTTCGGGTAATCTTGTTGTTGGCGGTGCAGCCACAATTACCTCTGATGTGATCATTGGTGGTGCAACCTCAATTGCCTCTAACCTGGTTGTTGGTGGTGCAGCCACAATTACCTCTGATCTGACCATTGGTGGTGACATTAGTTATGATGAGGCTAATGGTAGAAATATCAATATTAGTGGTATTTCAACACTTGGAACAGTACAGGTTTCAAATGGTCAAGTCACATCAACATCTGGTGTTGTAACTTACTTCGGTGATGGTTCCAATCTGACAGGTGTTACCGCTACCGCTGGTGGTACAATTGGTCTTGGTGCCGAAGGTACATTTGTGGGTTCTGGGGTTACTCAGATAAACATCAACTCCTCAAGCGGTTCGGGTGTAGTAGCATCTTCAGTACATGCTGGAATTGTTACCGCAACCATTCAATCTGGAGTTTCGATTGGTCTTGCTATCGCTCTCGGTAGTTGATAAATATTCCTAACACTTAAAGAAAAATGGCAGAAGTATTTGTAAATTCACTCACACCATCGGCAGGTATTGTTGAGACAAACCTAGCTGGAACTATTGCAGCTAATGCAACCACAATTACAGGTATTTCTACTCTGAATGTGGGTCTTGGTTATATGGTTGACAACCAAAACTTCCGAGGTGGAACTAAGGTATCTGGAATTGGTGTTGGTCAAGTTACTGTAAATAGCACATCCACCAATAGTGCTACCGCAACCACACAAAGTGTTAACTTTTTGGGTCCAACGACCTGTTACACTTCACCTGGTGGTACTAAATCAATTCTTATTGGTGGCACATTCGCTAACATAACAAAAAGTAATGTCAACATATTTGTTGAGGTTGTTTCTGGTTCTAGCAGATCAAACATCGCTCATGAAATTCCTGTTCCGACCGGAAGTTCATTCGTAATTAGTGACGCTGGTAAGACAATTTTATTGGCGGCAGATGAACTTCGTGTTTATTCTGATATCAATAATGGTATTGATGTAACTCTTGGCATTCTGCAGGGGGTAAACTGATGGCTGGTGATAGAGGAGGATATCTAGGTAGAAATCCTGGAGACACATCTGTTCGTTTTGCTCGTCAATCGTATGTGGTATCAGGTTCAACTTCATCATTCACATTCTCTTCAGGATATGACGTTGGATTTATCGATGTCTTTCTGAATGGATCAAAATTAGTCAATGGACTTGACTATACTGCTAATGATAAACAGACAGTTAGTCTGACAATTCCAGCACAGAGTGGGGACTCATTAGAACTTGTAGCTTATAAAGCGTTCGATATAGTTAGTATTATATCATCTTCTGATGGTGATTTCACTGCTGGTGGAAACATTACAGCTGGTGGCACAATCCAAGGTAGTTTTATTGGTGATGGATCACAACTTACTGGTATTGTAACCGATGGTAGTAATGGATCAAATTTTACTGGTATTGTAACCACTATTACAGCTGGTGATAACATTTCAGTTGATTCTTCAACTGGTAATGTAACAATTACAGGTTTGGCTAACACATCTAATGTGGTTGCAGACACACTGGTTGTTAGTGGTGTTGGTACATTCTCAGGTGGTGTTAAGGGTATCGGTATTAGTTCCGGTGGAACTGTCGTTACTACTGATGCTATCGAAACATTAAACTTCATCGGTGCAGGTAACACTTTCAAGGTAACTGGTACTCAAGTTGATATCAGTATTCAAGGAGGAGGCGGTGGTGGAGCTGGACTGTCCACAGTTGGTGTTAATACAGGATTTGTATTCTCTAATCCCAACTCTATAACAACTAGTATTCAACTAACAGAACCCGGATATAATTATGGTATGTTTGGTCCAATCACCATTAGTGGTGTGGGTGTAACAGTCACCGTTGGTGCTGGTAATAGTTTCACTATTGTATAAGGAGGAATAGAAAATGGCTCAACTTAGAGTAGATAACATCACTAATCAGAATGATGACGGACCAGTAATCTTTGATAAGGGTATCGTTGCTTCTGCTGATAATCTTATACTAAAACCAGGTACAACATCTTTCAACCCTGCACAACTTGCTACCAACGTTGGCATTACCACCAACATTCAGATTGGTTTCAACCAAACGATGCAATTCAGTGGTATTGGTACCATTCGCATTCGTGAGGGTTCGGCAACCGGAACAATCACTACTTCATTTACTTGTGGTGTATCATCTGAAGCAAATTTTGTTGGTCAAACTCTTATTATCAATCCAAAGGATGATTTGGCTACTGGTCAAACTTACTTTGTTACCTTACCACCTGTTGGTATTGCAAACACATTAGGTTCGTTCATTGAACCAGTTACTAATTATCAGTTCCAAACGGAATTTGTAGATTTTAATATTCAAGGTGGTGATTTTGAACAAGTAATTGTATCACCTACATCACCAACTGGATATTATAAGTATAATGTCTTTACCAGTTCTGGTATTGCGACATTCCAATCACCATCAGCTTCAGCTGTAGACTTTGCTTATGTAATGGTCGGTGGTGGTGGTGGTGGAGGTTCTGCACATTGTAGTTACTATGATCCAGGTGCCGGTGGCGGTGGTGCTGGTGGTTATGTAAAGAATTACAATTCAAACAATTTACCAGCTAAAAACTACACTGTTTCTATCGGAGGTGGTGGTTCTGGTTGTTGGAGTTGGCCAACTGGAACAAGTGGAGCTCCACCAACTACACCAAATGAATCGAAATCACCTAGCCCAGCTGTATATACTGTAATTCCATCACCTGGTGGCAATTCAACATTTGGACCTACACCAGTAGGAACAGTTATTGCATATGGTGGTGGAGCAGGTGGCCATGGTAGTATTCGTGGTAATCAACCTCCTTCTCCGGGTGATCCCAGTCAGGCTCCAATCAGGATTAAGTGGTGGAATACCACTATTCCATCGTCTATGCCACAACCGTCGAATCCAAACTGGTCACCGGCACCACTACCACCGTCTCCAACGAGTCAACCATACCCAACGACAAACTGGAATGATAACCAATTGAATACCGGTGGAGCACCTGGTGGATCAGGTGGTGGTCATAGTATCTCTGCTTATTATCCAAGTTATCTTTATCAGTATACATATACAAGAATAAACATTACAGGATGTAGTGGTGCATCATATCCGTCACCAAACCAACAAGGTTATCCTGGTGGTCCCGTTTATATGAATGGACAATCTTCTATGTATGGTGCAGGTAGTGGTTCTGGTGGGGGTGGAGCCGGTGGTGCCGGTGGCGGTGGTGGTACTAACAATAACGATCTCTCGGGCCCAATTCCACCATCAGGAGGTGGAAATGGAAAAACTACTCCCGAATTCCCTGGTCCTGGAATGTCATTGATACCTGGATTCCCTGCTCCCTTTGTACAGGAATTAGGTCCAAATGGATATCTCGCTGGTGGTGGTGGCGGTAGTAGATACATGACAGGTCCGCCGACTGGCTGGCCTTCAGGACCTAACGTAGGTGGTAATGGTGGTGGTGGTAGAGGATTCCACTACGATCCCCAAACCCCAGGGACGTTTGCCACAAGAGGTGCAGAACACACTGGTTCTGGAGGCGGTGGCGGAAAGTCACCTGGTGGGCCCACTGGAATATATCCAACACCAGCACCTGGCCAATGGTTAGGTCAAAATGGTGGATCTGGAGTTATGATGTTCAGATATGCACACCCTGGTTCATAATAAGGAGGTACCAAAATGTCAGATTTAAGAGTTAATAGAGTAAGAAGCCTTAGTGGTGGTACCGTTGAATTTGTCGATGGTGTTAGTGGAAATGCAGATGGTCTTAGGTTTGCACCTAAGATCGTACAATATAGTCCACTTGCACTGTCAACAGATGTTCAGGTATCGACTAGTCAGTTTCAGTTTACATTTGACCAACCTATAAAGTTTTACGGAACTGGTACTATTCAGATTATAAAATCATCTGATAGTTCTGTTTATGAATCATTTGCAATCACTAATGGTGGTACTGCAGGTGTGGGTGTTACTATTGCAAGTAATGTTCTCCAACTTGATACATCAGCTGGAAACTTTGAATTTTTCACCAATTACCATATCTCATTCCCAGGTGCTGGTATCGCGGGCACTTACAATGATCCCCTTGCCGCTCAAGATGGATATACATTTAGAACTGGTGTAACAGTCTTTGATGTTCAAGGTGGTGACTATGAACAAGTAATTGTATCACCTACATCACCAACTGGATATCACAAATATCACGTCTTTACCTCTTCGGGTATTGCTACATTTAGTGGACCCAGTACAGCTGCAGATGACTTTGCTTACTTTATAATAGGTGGTGGCGGTGGTGGCGGTGGTACCTATTACTCCGGTGGTGGAGGAGGAGCTGGTGGGTATATCAAGAACTATAACTCAAACAATTTACCTGCAGGTAGCTATACTGTTACTATTGGAGCTGGTGGTCCTGGAACGTTTAATAATCCAGGTGGAACAACTGCTCCGCCAACAAGTCCGCCTAACACTCCCGGTACATGGCCAGTGCAAGCATCACCAGGTCAGAATTCATCATTCGGACCTACTCCAGTAGGTACAATTGTTGCTTACGGTGGTGGTCGTGGTGGCCTTGGCAGAGAGTTTGGTTATCCGTCACCAAGTTACCAGCGACCCTCTCAACAGAATCAATCTACACCAACATATCATCAAGCCGGACAACCTGGTGGATCAGGTGGTGGTGGCACATATGGTGTTTCGAGTCCATGGTCGCCTCCATCTTATAATCCAGGGTATGCAACTAGTCCTAATCCTAATTCTGGAAACTTTGCTGGTATTTTTGCTGGACAAGGAGTTTCATATCCGTCACCAAATCAACAAGGTTATCCTGGTGGAACTACATCAGTTAATCCCAGTCCTAGGTGGGGTGGATCTACCTATATGGGAGGAGGTGGCGGTGGTGCTGGTGGATCCGGTGGTACTGTAACTAACAGTCCTCCCCAAGGTCCAGCTGGACCAAATCCCAACCACAAGGCCGGTGGCGGTGGTGGAAGTGGTAAACCTAATCCTGAATTTCCTGGAACTCAACTGGCACTCATGTCAGTACCACTCACACTTACTAATGAGATGGGCCCAGGAGGTGTAGTTGGAGGTGGTGGTGGCCCTGCAGTCTATGCTGACGCTAGTGCCAGTTGGCCACAGGGTCCAAATCAGTACTGGACACCGAACAATTCCGCAAGAGGTGGTAATGGTGGAGGTGGTGATGGAGCTTATCAAACAAATCCTCCAAATCCTAATCCAACATTTATGGCGCAAGCTGGTTTTGAAAATACAGGTGGAGGCGGTGGTGGTGGATATACACCTGGTGGTCCTACTGGAGATCTTCAAACACCAGGTCCTGGCCAATGGTATGGTGTTCCAGGTGGATCTGGAGTTATGATGATCAGATACGCACACCCTGGTGCATAATAAATATTACACAAAGAGGTTAAGTTTAAAATGGCTCATTTTGCTGAATTAGATGACAACAATATTGTTCAGCGCGTTATTGTTGTTTCAAATAAAAACACCAGTGACGGAAATGGTGTAGAGAGTGAAGATATTGGTGTTGCATTCTGTAAGACTCTCTACGGATCCGACACTAATTGGAAACAATGTTCTTATTCGATGAAAATCAGAAGAGCGTTTCCTTCAACAGGAATGGTATACAGTTCTACACATGATGCTTTTCATGATCCTTCTCCCTTTCCTTCTTGGGTTTTGGACTCTAATGCATTTTGGCAACCACCAAATGGAAATGATGAACCATCAATCACTGATGAAGACCGCGAGTTAGGATATTTTTACTACTGGAATGAAACTGAACATCAGAAAGATTCTTCAACTGGGTGGTTTCTATTCACTCCACAACTTGTCACTATCAATACACAACCTTCTCCCACAACTGTAAGTGTTTCTGTAGGATCTTCAGTAGATGTTAGTGCATCTGCTACTGTTTCTAAAGATAAAATGGAAGCAGCAATGCAGAGATTAGTAGTAGATATTGATGGTAATAATCCAACTTGGATTTATTTGGATTATTTGGGTACAATCGAAAGTGAAGATTTATCGTTAAGTGCAACAATTAACACTGGAATTCTCACTGACACATCTCATTCTGGTGAGTATAGAATTGCATTCGCTCCACAAGAAAGTGGAGTTGTTGGATACACATCATCAGTTACAATTACAGTTACGGATTGACCTTCTATAATTGATGATATATAATACACCTGAATACATTATTGAATAGATGGCATTTCAATCAGTATGGTATTATACGGATATACCTGAAGAAGTGGTTGACCTGATCGAGAAAGACCTAACTGAGACATTTGATCCTCAGATGGGAGATTCTCGCCTCATGGGAGACGCACTGAACAAAGAAAAAAGAAACTCCAAAAACGCATGGGTTCCCACCAATCATTGGTTAGGTGGGTTTATGTGGCATTATATTTCTAGAGCAAATAGAGAAAACTTCTTATATGATCTGAGGTGTATTGATGGTGAATCAATGCAATACACTCAGTATGATGTTGGTCAATTCTATAGTTGGCATAATGATGCTGGTATTGCTGGAGCATATAAACCAGCAACGGTTGGTAATAGAACGGAAGGACTTGCACAAGACTTTGTAAATGAGAATACTGAACTTGTAAGGAAGCTTTCTTTTGTCCTGCAACTATCAGATCCTGATGATTATGAGGGTGGGAATCTTCAAATGTTAGATGAAGCTGGTAATAATTACTTTGCTCCAAGGAAAAGGGGAACTGTTATTCTCTTTGATTCAAGAACGATGCATAGGGTTCTTCCTGTAAAATCTGGTCTTCGTAAGTCTATCGTTGGATGGACTGTCGGACCTCGTTGGAAGTGAGGTAGATATGGCAGAACATATGACATTGGAACAACTTCAGTTCCAAGAGAGGGTTCATACTGGATCATCCTGGACAAGGAATGAACAGTTTGACAAAGATGGATATATTGTAGTTAAAGATCTGTGGGATCCAGAGGAATTAATTGTTCCTGTTCCAGAGATGAGGGGACAAATGAACTATTGGGGTAAGAAAGAAGATCAATTTAGTTTTGATCCTTTGGAAGGTCAAGTAGAAGGATCATTAGCTTGTTACACTCGTCCACAATATCGTCACATTCACATAGGTATTCGTCAGAAACTTGAGAAAGTAATTGGTAGAAAATTATATAATACTTACTACTATGATCGTTTCTATTTTGCAGGACAGGGTCTTTCTTTACATGCGGATAGACCAGCTTGTGAGATTTCTGTAAGTGTTCACATCAATACCAATCTAGAAGAATGTTGGCCTCTGTGGATCAAGACACCTGATACATATTCCGAACCAAAGAATAGGGGTGAAATTGTTGAATCAGGTGAGAAGAGATCAGTATGTCTGAATCCTGGTGATGGTATGATTTACAAAGGATGTGAGAGACCACACTGGAGAGAACCTTTAGTATCACGACATACCGGTGATTACCTTATTCGTAAGTTGGGTCATAAAGATGACACTTTCTACCACCAAGTGTTCTTCCATTATGTTTTATCAGATGGAGAGAGATCACACTGTGCAAATGATATGGCTAAAGAATGATGAAAACTATTGACGAAATCTTTGACGATATTACTCTGATTGGTGAAACACCCAATCTTATATTCAAAACACAACTACCTGATAAAATCTTTGATGAAGTCAAGTTGTGGATTGAACCAATGAGGAAGATTAAGGATGATCCATATGCTGAACTCCTTAATCATCGTAATGGCGGAACTGATCATAACTCATATCAGATAGCTGTCCCAAGATCAATGATTGATCATTCATTTTTCTATGGATATATTCTCCACTTTGGTCAGATTTATTTAAGATCTATTTATCCATCTAACGAAACATTTAAAGATTTTAGATCTCGTGCGGTTCAACTTCGTAACTACTCTGGTCACTATGATGGATATGACTGTTGGTTGAATTTCACATACAAGGGTGATGACAATCCTGTTCACAGTCATGCTGGATCATTGTCATCTATCATCTATATTAAAGATAAAGATTGTGAGCCAACACATTTTCCGTCAATAGGTTATGTGCATGAACCAAAAGAAGGAGAGATTTTATTGTTTCCTTCTCATTTAAATCACTATGTTGCAACAAAACAAACAGATTCAGAAAGAATCAGTGCTTCATTTAACCTTGATGTGTTTGGTTGATAAATAACTAAAAATAGCAGTGCGATGAGCAGAGCCAGAGAACTTGCTAGTTTAGCTAGTCCAGGTACATTTACAATAGATGTAGCGAATAGTAGAGTTGGTATTGCTAGCACAATGCCAAAATCAACATTAGACTGTGGAGGAGAGTTAACCTCCACTACACTAGAGGTTGCCAATTTTGCCCCAACTGATCTAGATGTTCCAGGGACAGTTACAGCTGGAACAATTACAGCTACTGGGACACTTACAGCTGGAATACTTACAACTGGATCACTTACAGCATCTGGAACAATAACCGGCAACTATATTACCGGTAATGGGCATAACATTACCGGTATTTCTACGCTTAATATTACTGATTATGGTAAAGATCTTGGTGGTGGTGGAGGTAGTGGTGGAGCTGTTTTCACAATTGGAGTAAGAACGGGAGTTGCAGTCACTTTTGGCATTTCTGGAGAAACTTTCAATGTTTCCAATAGAGCTGGTGGAAATGTTCCCATCAATATTTGATAAATATCAACATAGGAGTTTAATTCAAAATGGCTAATAGATTTCCACTCATTGCCAATTCAAGTTCCAATCAAATTCAAGAACTTGCAAACGCAGACAATTTAGATTTAACTGGCAATAATATTGTTGGAGTGGTTGACATTGCTGCGGATAGTGTAACTACTGATGAAGTTAAAGTTGTCGGTGGTGGCACTACATCATTAATCAAATCAACTAGTACTGGTATTCGGTTAGAGGATGTTGATAATGATCCCATTGGTCTAGGAATTTCTTTTATTCCAATTACTTCTCCAGACGCTGATGGTCTTGTAACGACTACTAAGGCTAATCGATATTATTTTAGTAATACCTCTGCTGGTGTTATTACAGCACATCTTCCACATCCAGTTAATATAGGCGATTATGTAAGAATAAGTGATGCCTCTGGTACATTTAATACAAATAGTTTATTTATTGTACCAAACGACTCAGCTACCGGACCAGCAACGGTTATTCAAGGTGCTTTAACATCTTTGGAAGCAGATGTGCAGTACGCAACCGCTACTTTAACGTATACAGGCATTTCTTCAACAGGGTGGATGATTAAATGACAAAACTATCAGAAATTAGAGGATTTGGTGCTTCTGGATCATCAGGTGGTGGTGGTAGCGGATATACTGGAGCAAGCCCTGTTCTTGATAGTTATAGCACCAATCTTCAAGATGGTGGTTATAACTTACAGATAACAAACCTTGATGCTTATGCTCAAGCTGTTAGAATTAGAGGTCTTGACACATCTACCAAAGCATATTTTGGAATGAATATGATGACGAAAAATAGTGGCACATATGGAAGTGGAAATGCTGCTCATACATTTGTACTGTTCTCTGTGAATCAAACAACTGGTGCCATTACTAGAGAAAATATAACTAACGTATATCAAACATCACAGCAAAGTGATTATTCTACATTCAGTAGATGTTCTGATGAATGGACTGGAAGATATTGTTATTCTGGCAATCTCCCAAACAGTGGTAGCACTGGTCACAACTATGGTTATGATGCTGTACTAATATACAATACTAGTGGTTCTTCAAGTTCATCCAGAGCTTCAAACAATACTTTTTATCCACAAGGAAATAGTTCTAATATCAATTATGTAGCACCAAATGAACGTAGAATTGGTGGGGCAGTCAATCAGAACCTCACTGTATATGCGGGCAGTAACAGTAAGGCTGCTCCTTGTGAATTCAAATTCAGTTATAGTTCTAGTTCTTTGAGCATGACCAATACTCAATATCAAGCTTTTACTACTTCTACTACATCTACCAATTATGGAGTAAATGGTTTTTGGCAGTGGGATCCAAATTACACACAACCATATTATAGTAACTTTTTATCTGTAAGTGAAGGTTTATATGGTAAAGTAAGAACCAGTGGTAGTTGGACCAATGCAAGATCTTCAATGGGTCTACAAGAAACTAGATATTTTTTCCACCTTTCTAGTGGTAACGTGGTATTTTGGGATGCTGGTACAGTTTACAAAATTGATACTAGTGGAACTTTCACAGCGTTAACTGATGGATCTCAATCAGTACTATCATTGGCTAGAGCTGGATCGTATAAAGCAGTTACATTCTGTTGGAATATAGGACAAGATGAGTGGTTACAACACTATCCAGGTGGTAAATTTATGAAATTTAAATTTGACCCCAACACTTGTGTAGTAACTTCATCAAATATTTTAGAAGTCTCTAAATTAATTGGTTATGACAACCAGTACCAGTATAAAACTGGATTATTTTCAAGTTTTTCAGTGGGTACAATTAACTACTCTTCTCAAATGTTTACATTTGGAAATGAGAATAGTAATGGTCCTGGTTATGGTCAGAAGAAACTGGTCTGGATGGGAGCGAGCGACGCTGACAATAAGATTTATGTAAAATCGTATGATATGACAAATATAATTAATCAACTCGTATACAGTTAATAGGAGAAACCAATGGCTTATAGTAATCTTTCAGATTTAAGAGCAGCAAGAGATGCCGCATTAAAAGATAGTGACTTTTGGGTATTGCCTGATTCACCAATTAACCCAGAGTTTAGAGAAGTATCAGATACTGCTATCAAACTTTATAGACAACAACTTCGTGATATTACAGTGGGGGTAACTGACACAAAGTCAGAGTCCGAGGGTACATCTTTAACTTTTGTAGAAGATGTCGAGTTACCATCATTAGTGTTTCCATACTAAATAACTAAAAAGATATCGCCATCAAATGACAAAACTATCAGATATTAGGGGGTTTACAGCAGCCGGTGGTGGTGGCGGAGGCGGCGGAGGCGGCGGTTCAGATGAATGGCCAGCTCAATCAGATTATAAAGTGTTTCAATCATCTGGATGGACCTCCTCTTCAACCTATGACTTCCAGATGAGAGCTGGTGGAGGAATGAAGAACAATAAATTTGTTGCTCTTCGTGGAGAAAATAATCAATCGAATACAGTAAGATTACGAGTTATTCCATTTCAAGTAGATACAACAACGGGTGCCATTTCGACACTGGGCAGCGAATCCAACGCATGGTCAAATAGTTCGTATACAGGATGGAGTACAACTCACTGGACTAGTCCAGAAGGAACAGGTGCTTTCTTCTATGGTGGAAATATTGGTTTCCCTGGCCATAGTACATACAAATTTGGATATGGATATGGTTATGTCAATAGTAGTGGTGCCCTTTCTAATGCTTCATACTCCGTAACCAATGCGGACCATGCATATAACCAGTGGGACCAATCGATACCAACTGGTGGTAAAAACGGAACAACAGGTTATATAGTTAGTACTGGATATAATCAAGATGATGGCAATAAGGCATATTGGAGACAAAGTTACTTCAATGGTAGCAGTTGGAGTGTTGGTGGCAATAACAATCCAAGTTCTAATACATCCACTAGTTATGGAGTTTGTATGATTGCAAATCCAGCTGCTACTGTAAATGGTAGTCAGATGGTTGATTTATGTAACTATCAAAATGGTTCTGGTATCGGCCAGCTTAGGGTTTGTTCCGCTAATGGTAATAATTATGAACACAATACTGGTATTAGCGGTTTAGATAGTAATATGATGGGATTCCAGATGGATGATGGTAGTGTTATACTGTATAGTAATAAATATGGTACCCAAAAATTCACTAGTTACTCAAGTAAGACTGCTTTGTCATATAGCTGGCCATATGGGTACACCTCTCAAACTAGTGGATTTGGATTGGGTAATAATAGATTTGTAGTTGGTATGAATAGTAGTTCTTGGGTATCTACTAATGAAAATATGCTATTGATGGAGATCAACCCATCAACCGGAGAACTAACTACACTTGAATGGGGACCAACATCAAACACTAAATCTGGTTTCTATTCATTAAACTCTAGTTATTGTAGAGGTTGGCCTGTTTGGGCAAGTGATTCTGATACCACACCTACTCACATCTGTTTCATTCGATGTAGAGGACAGGGGAAAACGCTTGTCGCGACATACCCCTGGCCTTTCACCTACGACCTATCATCATAAAAATAAATGGCTTATTCATCCCTATCAGATCTCAGAACAGCAAGAAATACTCGTCTTGCATCTACGGATTATGTATTTCTATTCGATAATAAGGATAGATTTGATCCAATTTACCTAGAACTCATCAGAACTTATAGAGAAGCTCTTCGTAATATTACTAATGGTGTCACATCGGAGAATGTTGACAAAGTTACGTTACCAGACGAACCGGTTATGGTATAATTATATTATTAGTGAGGTATTATGTCAAAAGTGAAGGGGTTGCAGGTATATGATAATTTTTTATCTGATCAGTATCTAAACCATTTAAAAGATGTGTTTATGTGGTCTCAGATGATAGATTGGAAAGTTAATCTATCATCTAGAGGTGAGCGTGAAGAATTAGAGAAGAAAATATTTGATACTCAGATGGTGTGTGAACTAATCAAGACACCCTATTTTATATCATCACACACTAAATTCTTGTGTCCATTCCTTGATATTATGCCCTGGACATATAGGGCGAAAGTAAATGTTACGTTCCCATCAGAAAAAGAACCATATTACCTTGGTCATCATACAGATCAACCAGAACTAGATAGGAAACATGATTACTACTCTGGTATATTCTACATGAATGATAGTGATGGTTATACTGAGGTCATTGACCCTAAGAAACTTACAAAGAAAAAAGTAGATTGTGTTGAGAATAGATTGGTAGTATTCCCAGGACATTGGAACCACACAGGGACCACACCAACAAACACCAAAGCAAGATTTATAATCAACTTTGTATTCTTCGGTGAGTTTTATCCAGAAGATATTAGAAAAACCGAAGATAACTACATGAAACAGATGCTAAATAACTAAAAAGATATCGCCATGGCAATCGGCAGACCTATAAATCTAACTGGCAATGTAGCCTCAAAGACGATTAGTGTAACTGCAACGGCAAACCAGACCGAGTTCACTGTTGTTGGTGGTTATCGAATTAACCAGATTGATGTTTTCAGGAATGGTGTTAAACTAACACCTCAAACTGATTTCCAAGCCGCTGATGCATCAAAAGTTGTTTTAACTGCACCATCTAATTTAAATGATGAAGTATCATTTAAGATATTTGATACCTTCAGTGTGGCTGATGCCATTGTAGGTGCTGCTTCTTCACAGATTATTAATGGTGATCTTGTAGTTACAGGTACATTTTATGGTGGAAGTGGAGGTAGTGCAGGTGCTGCTGGTACCTGGACAAACTACGATAACAACACTGGTGTAACAACTACCAGTAAGGTAAAGATTCAGAATGACTTTGAGGTCACTGGTGTATCGACATTTGCTGCTGTAAATGCAACAACTGGTTCATTCTCTGGTAGTGTATCAGTTGGGGGTACATTAACATATGAAGATGTTACCAATGTTGACTCTGTTGGACTTATTACTGCTAGATCTGGAATTAAAGTTCTTGCTGGTGGTATTAATGCAGTTGGTATGATTACTGCTACTTCGTTTGATGGTGATACATCAGATGTTGTATCTGGCAAATGGATTTTAGGTGCTAATGGATCAAATCACTACACCTTTACTGGACCTGGACTGATTGGAGCAGAGGATGATCCAACTGTCTACCTCCAAAGAGGTATGAAGTATCAATTTGTTAATAATATGGGTGCTCATGCATTTAGAATCCAATCCGAGGCCAACGGTGCCACTGGTACACAATATAATGATGGAATTACCAATAATGATGTATCGAATGGAACTTTAGAATGGAACGTTCAATTTGATGCACCAAATACACTGTACTATCAATGTACTGCTCACCCTAGTATGGGTGGAGTGATCAATATCGGTGGCGGCGGGGGTGGATCCTCTGATGTCAGAGATACATGGTTGTTCAACTAATCTACTAAATAATTAAAAGGAAGAAAGGCATGTCTCTAGAACGAGGTAGATTATCAACAGTAGTGCAAGTAGCAGCTGGATCAACAACCAGTGTCATAACTGTTGCGAACAATAAAAAGGTTTACATAAAATCTATTATTGCTCACGGTGTAGGGATAAACACGTTCCCAACCGCTCAAGTGTACTATGTACCCAATGGATCTAGTGCAGACGAAAGCAATAGAATTTTTGATGTGACACTCAGTGCAAAAGAAACTGTATTGCTTGAACCATCTTATCCCATTGTATTAACAGAGACGGGTGATAAATTATTTGTAGGAGTTGGAAATAGTGCAATCAATTTCATCATAATGGGCGACAAGGAGGCTTGACAAATGAGTCCATTACGATCATCCAACTCTTTAAATTCTGGATATCTTCTTGACCTTTATAGATCAAGACAATTAGGAGCTAATATTAATATTGAGGATGCTGATAAACCATATTCAGGAATCATTGAACCCAATCTCTATATTTTAAGTAGAGATCAATCAGGCGATTATTGGGTTAATATTTTAAAGACAGACGGGACCATACTTGGAAGAATTGCTACTGGATATAGTGGTACCACATGTCAACTGTCGTTGACTATTATGTACCCATATCTTATTATATGTAAGCTTCCATCCGGCAGTGTAAAAGTTATAGATATATCTAATCTAAGTGGTGGTGATATCTATGGAGCTAATGTCGTTACGCGGTCGTTTGCAGACAGCATGACTTTTGCACCCTTTGGTGGGAATGAACTCATTAAAATACGATCAACGACTGCCCATATTTTAGATTTTGTAACTGGAGTCCTGAGGACTCTGCCAGTAGGCAATGTGTCATATTCCGATATGGCTTCAGTCCAACCTACAGTAGGATTTGCTAATCACGGCCGTGAATGGGCGAGTTCATTGAGTAATCGTTACCTGTTTGCTGGTGGTAGTGGTTCCCCTGGATCTGGTGGTAGTTATCCTTACCCACAGTATTTGTATTCTGTTTCAAATTTGGCCGCTAGCCCAACGGCTAATGCAACAATGGTTAAGTTTGTTGATAGTAACTACTCAAGGAGTGGTGGTTTTATGATGTCCAGCACCAAAGCAATCATCCACACTGGGGGAGGGGATCATCAATTATTTACAGAAGGTACCACGAACCCTACAAGTATCGATCTAACCCAAGGACTTAGTTATGGTGGTGCAACTTATAGCTCCCACATTGACGACGCAACTGGAAATCCTTGTATTGGGGTAACAGACACAAAACTGTTCAAACTTTATAAGTATGGGACCAGTACCTATGATTATTCATATAGGGTAGGATATTTAGATATTAACCCTTCATTTGATGCCGTTCCAAAAGACCTTGGAATTCCACTTTCAAATCAAAGTAATACATCAGGTGGACGATATTATAACCCCCACTCTGGAATTAGTTTTGATAGAATCAATGAACAAGGATTTATGGCTATAACCTACTTTGATGCCGTTACCTATGGTCGTGGCACTTCAAAGATTATGATTAAGATTGTTGATGATAGTGGAACTATAGTAAAAACTTATGGACCAATAGACCTCGGTTCAGCTTATTGTGCTGGTAATAGTGATAGTGTGAATTTCAATATTAGCCCTGAATCTAGATTTACTAATGTTCTCTACAAAAGTAATAGATATGAACCATTCTAAATACTAAAAAGATTCTAGAATAATGTCCAGAATTAGAGTTGATACAATCACCAATAGGGCTGCAAGCGGATCAGTAAATTTTCCAGATGGATTGACTGCTGCAAATATATCTATTGGTGGTACATTAACATATCAAGATGTAACCAATGTTGATTCTGTTGGTATTGTTACTGCTCAATCCGGTATTAAAATAGGAGCCGGTCAAAGTATCTCCGCTGTCAGTGGTACGATCTATTATTATGGTGATGGTTCTAATCTTGAAGGTGTCAATACCAGTGGTGGTGGCAGTTTTGATGAATTAGATGCAGCTTTGTTCAACTAAATAACTTAAAAAGATATCACAATGGGACTCAAAAGAACTAAACTAATTGGTATTACCAACTTAACTGGTATCACCCCTAACCCGATTGGTATCTTTACCTCGGGAACAACACAAACTTCATCTGGAGTTGCTGGAACCACGTACATTCGTAGTATTGTAACTCACAATACTAGTGGTATCAACACTGCTGCTTGTTCGATTTATATTGCTCCAAACGGGGTTAATGCTTCAAGTTCTGGAACTAATCATTTAATTTCTCAAGTAAATTTAAACCCAACGGAAACGTATTTCTTTGATTATGCTTATCCATTAGTTTTGGAAAATGGTGACAAAATTGCTATAAACATTACTCACCCCGTTATGGGCGCGACTGGTGTTGGTACAGGAACACAAATGAATGTTCAAATTTTAGGTGACACTGTCTAATAGGAGGTACTTCAAATGCTTAGATCTAACGCGCCAGGAACTAGAATTAGAGGTCAACAGACTCTTGTAGATGGTCGATCCATTCCTTATACCAGATCTGGTAGAGTTTTTGGAATGCCAGATGGTTCACAAGGAGATACGCGATTTATTGGTGAAGCATTATTCCACGCAAGTGGTTGGAACTCACAACAACCATACTCATGGACTGTTCCAGATTCATCTAATATTGATTACATTTCTGTAGTTTGTGTTGGTGGTGGTGGTTCTGGAGAAATGCAACACGATGGAGCCAGTGCTGGTGGTGGGGCGTTAGCTTATAAGAATAATATACCTATCTCACCAGGAGCTCAAGTTGAAGTTTATGTTGGTGGTGGTGGACGCAATCCCAATGGAAGCTTCAATAGTACTCAATATAATGGAAATCCATCTTATATAAGAATTGCAGGTCAAAACTATGCAGTAGCTGGTGGTGGCGAAGGAGGATATGATCATCCCACCAGCCCCGCTTGGGGTAACATTGCCGGTGGGACGTTCACACCATCTAATGCTGATGGTGGTGGTTCTGGTGGTAACGGTACTGACACCTCTGGTACCAGAATGGGAGGCGGTGGTGCCGGTGGATATAGTGGACCCGGTGGATCGAGTGGACCAGCCGATGGATATCCCATATCAGGATTTCCTGGTCCACCACAGCCAGGATCAGGTGGCGGTGGTGCTGGTGGTAATAGTCGGAACAGCTCCGATGGTGCCGGAGGCGGAGGTGGAACAGGCGTGTATGGTGAAGGGACACCGGGTGTAGGTGGCTCGCCCGCTAGTAACTGGTATAATAATTATGGTGGAGGAGGTTCAACAGCATATAATACTGGTTTAAACGGTTATATTGCATATCCAGGTAACATCAGTAATATACCTGGTCCTAACGCTAGACCCACCGGTTACTGGGGGGATGGGCCAACTCCTAACCCAAATATCTATGTTAACCAAAGAAGCGACGGCCCTGTTACACAATACACCGGCGATGGTGGGTTCTGTGGAGGTGGTGGATGTGGCGGCCACTCTAGTTCCCATGCGGGTGCTGGAGGACATGGTATGGTAAGAATTGTTTATGGATATAATGGTCCTGTTATTCCTGCGAATAAAAGAGAATTCCCCAGTACTTCGGTTGATCGAAGTGATCAATATGCCAATAATACTAATCCAGAGAAAATTACCATTGATGATATCAATGGTGTTCAGTTGATGTACTAATAAATAACTAAAAATTAGATAGATATGTCTAACGTAAATATACTAGCTAATCTTGTATCTAAAAATTTACTTACACCTAATAATACAGATAACAGATTAGGAATTGTAACGGCAACTCCTGGTAGTACACTGTCTGTTGCAGGCACTGTTACTGCCGATAAGTTTCTTACTTCTGATGGAGCAGAAGTTGGTGGTGCAGGTGGTATTGGTACTGCTATGTCCGCTCAAGGACCAGGAAAGGACATATTTTATGTTGACAAAACTCTTGGTATCAATGAAACAATTACCATTGATATTCCAAACTCATCTACTGTTGCATACACTCTAAATCAAGAGATTGTAACTACCGAGAATGCTGATATCATTATTGCTGATGGAGACGACTTTTTACTTGATGTTTTAGGTCTATCCACAGAAGGAACTACTTCTGGACTTTTATCAGGTGCAGGTGGTAGAGTTCGTACAGGTCAAATTACAGGACCTAATGGTGGTGATGCGCCTATATTCCCAAGTGGTTTGGTTGTCACTGGTGTATCAACATTTACTGCTGTAAATGCAACAACTGGTTCATTCTCTGGTGATGTAACTGCAACAACTGGTTCATTCTCTGGTAATGTATCAGTTGGTGGTACATTGACTTATGAAGATGTTACCAATGTTGATTCAGTTGGACTTGTTACTGCCAGAACTGGTATTGATGTTACTGGTGGTAATATTGATCTTGTAGATAACTCTAAGATTAGATTTGGAACTAATGATGATTTACAGATTTATCATAATGGTTCTCATAATATTTTTCAAAGTAGTAATGGCAATATAAGTTTCCAAGTTCCAGCTGGAGGTGAAATTCAGTTAGCACAAGGCGGATCATTTGAACATGGTGCAAGGTTTATCGCCGGTGGTGCAGTAGAACTTTACCACGACAACTCTAAAAAGATTGAAACCTCAGCAACTGGTGTCACAGTAACTGGCACAGTCACTGACACTAGTGGCGATTTAAGAATAACACCAATTTCAGCAAAGAGTGGTAATTATACACTTGTAGCAACTGATACTGGTAAGACTATTACAAGGACTGGTGGAAATATAACAGTTCCACAAAGTATGACTGCTGGTATGGTTGTTACAATTATCAATAATGTTAACTCAACTATGGATATCATAAAGGGTACTGGTGTTACACTTCGTTCTACTGATGGAACAGATGCAACTAAAACACTTGCAGCATATGGAGTAGCAACTGTATTGTACATATCTGCAAGTAGTGCATATCTTACAGGATCGGGGTTAAGCTAGTGTCTATACCAAATCTTTTATCTATCTTTGGAAATAGTGGTGGTGGTTTGAAATATGAAGGAACCTACCTTTTCAAGAGTGTTAGAAATTACAATACATCCGCTTCTAGTTGGACTGTTCCTTCTGGTATAAAATACATTATGATTAGGGCAATGGGTTCAGGTGCTGAAGCTTCAAACTATAATAATACTTACCCTGATGGTAATGGTGGATCTGGTGGTTATTCCACTGGTATCATGGAAGTAACCCCTGGCCAGGTATTAAAAGTTGCTGTAGGAAGTAATAGTAATAATGGTAGAGGTTATGGTCCATATGCTTCTGGTGGTGGATTTAGTGGAGTCTTAACTGGTCCAAATACTCCATCTGACCCAGAACCTTCATGGACTTCTCATTTAATTGCTGGTGGTGGCGGTGGTGCTGTAATCAATTCCAGTACTGCTGGTGGTGCCGGTGGTGGTTCCTCAGGCCAACCTGGATTTGGTCCGGCTCCCAATGGTAAAGGTTATGGTGGCACTCAATCAGCTGGTGGAACCAGTCAAGAGGGTAGTCAATATTATGGAAGTTATTTGAAGGGTGGACCAGGAGGAAACGGTGGTGGCGGTGGTGGTGGTTACTATGGTGGTGCCGCTGGCGGTGGCCAGGGCGGCGGTGGTGGCGGATCTGGCCGCATTGACGGTCCACTAATGATTCCGCAATCGGAAGGTGGTCCATTTATAAATTACTATACAGGAAATGGTAGAATTATCCATTCCAGCGGATATAATTTTACAGAATATCCTTTGTTAGGATCATCACCTACTAGTCCAACCCAATCTTGGGGTGCTGGTGGGCAGGGGCAGAATAGTCCTAATAGAAACTATCAGAGAAATAATGGATATGTTATAATTCATGCTTTTTCTGGAGGTATCGTACCATCAGCAGATGATCTACCCCAAAATGTTAATGATTTTGTTATATCTGCAACATACTAAAAAATTGATATTCTGATTAAACTGATATGTAATATCACTGAATATATTATACATTAGACGATTAGGACAATCCACAAGGTGTCTATCAGACCTCTCCGATACGTCGGGGGGGTCTTATAGTATGAGGGTGTCAGAGACTCTCCTAGAGGGGGCTTGACAATCATCCCTGTATCCTATAGACTGGGTTTGTCCTCTAAGATAGGGTTAATTTAAGCAACCTTAAGATCATGAAACCAAAGTTCATCACAGTTCAGCCTAAATCATCAAAGGCGAAGAATAGATTCGCTAATATGATGGATTATCTTCATTCCTGTAAAGTGGAACAAGAGGATCAAGAAAAGTGGTTCTTGGTATCTATTACCGGAAGGTATCACTTCTGGATGAGTAAAGAAAACGACCCTAATTGGAGCATCTGTAAGTGATCAACTACAAGAAAACTTGGGAGGTTATGAACAACCTCGAAGAATCATTTAATCGTATCAAGGTTGTGGAGGAAATGATTGATGATCTAACTCAGGCAGTGAACAATGAAGATAGAACTCAAATCATTGATATCACAAATGCTTTAGTTGCTTATATGCCAGTCTATACCAGTCAATATCAAAAGGCATCACAAAAAGCATGGAATAATACTGTAATTACAGCGGCACAGGAGGATGTTCCTTATCGTCGTAGTAACTGGGTAGAAGAAACAAATAATGGTAAATATAAGGACGACATTGACATGGAGCTCGAAAGTCTATGACCCTCCCCCAGGATCGAAAGAAACTGAAATCAAGAGAAATGGAGTCAATTCGCAAAGCGGTTGAAGACTCCGGCATCCGAGCTATTCATCCTGATAAGATGGAGGAGTGGGCAGAACACCTTGTACGCAAACTTAAAAAATGAGCATTGAACGCAAACTTGATCAAATTGAAGTATCAGACATGGAAGACTTTCTTGATGAATGTCAACAAAAGGCTGATGAACTAAACATTAATTTAGAATACTACCTTGAGGAATTTATTTAAATGAATAGAGAACAAGAGATTGAGATGGAGAAGGTAGCTAATGCTAGGGCTCACATCAGTGCAACAGTAGATGTTCTAGTAGATAATCCATATAAAACATTTCTTTATCAACATTTGACATCAATTGCAACCGAATTGGAACGTCAGTTGTCAATTATGCGTCTTAATGATACAATTGAAGAGAATCCACAGGAGTAAATGAAGTACCTCTACGTCATTGATCATTTTGTCCCATTTCCCCAGTCAGAGTATGGTGGAGTGTGGAATGTTATTGCAGAGTCTGATCAACAATGTTTTGATATTGTAGTATCAGAAGATGATGAATTGAATATTGGATGTTACACGAAGCTTCGTGAGAACATAGGAAAATCTAATAAATATGCACTGTTGGACGAAGAAAAGTCTAAAGTAGTAACTTCATTTCTTACCTAAAATTATGTCACAACCACGCCAAAAAGATCCATCCGATCCACTTTATGATGCTAATGATAAGTGGAATGAATACAAAGTAGAACTTCATTGCAATGAAGAACATTCAGATGATGAGTGGGATCCTACCACAGAGGGTAAAATTGCTGATCCAAAGAATCGTCATCTGGATAAGGTATTAGATAAGTTCTGTGATGATCATCCAGGTTCACCTATGTGTAAGGTGTTTGACGAATGAACGACAGAGAAAAAAGATCTCTGGATCTCATGATTGAGAGTATATACAAACCAGACAGTAAACTCCGTGGTTGTGCATATAACCAAAGTTGTTTCCCTGAGTTAATGGGTTGGAGGCAACTCGTTATTGACACACTCAAACATTATCATGAAACTAATGAAGTTCCTCCTCAAGTATCAACAACCAAAGAAAAAGAAATCTCACTACTCAGTTCAGACAGCAACGTTCTTTGATATCAGAGACGCAATGTTGTTTGAACGATTTGTTGTGGAAAATAAAGGTGCAATTAATTCAGAGATTCGTCCACTTTGACATTTGACAAATTAGTTAAAATTAGTTATAATTATGATGGACAACTTTATTATGGAATTTCCACACAAAGCCCCTGATGGATATGAGTATTGGACAGATGATTTCAAGAAAACAATTAAACGTATATGGATTCGCAACCTTGGCGATTTCGTATACACTGATGGCATCCATCCTTCTAGCGTTTGGGGCTTTTATGACAGTAGAAAGAAATCTTACCTCTCTCCCATCAACCACAAGAAACCTGGAAAACCGGTAAATATAAAAAATACAACTCCTTTCTCCGCAATGGTGTTGAATCTCAATCCCTTAATGAGTGCTTTCCTATGACAGACATGGATCCCAATAGTATTACATTAACTACTCCTTCAAAATCTTTTGCGTACGAAAAGATGTCTAGGGAGATTGAGGAGTGTAATGACATTGATACATTGAAGACAGTTCTACGATGTTATGTTAAACTGTACTTCAAACAACAAGAGACTATTGCAGTCATTGGGATTCCAGATGGAAACACGTAAGGATAGGATGGCACATAAGTATGTGCCAAAACTACACGATTATGTGAGATGGCATCATGGTAAGTATATTCATGAAGGGTGGATATATTTTTGTGATCAAGAATACATTTCAATTGAATTATATGTCAAAAACAAAACATGTACTTTAACTGACGATCTACACAAAAAACATCATGTTTTACTTTGTTGTCATCATTGGAACTGGCATCAATTAGAATATGTAAAATCAAGAAAAGGTTTCAACGATAATAGTGAACCTAATACATAAACTATCTGAATTTTTAACATGAAAAAGATTATTACATCATTGATGGCAGCAGTTACATTATCTGCATCTGCACCGGTACTTGCAGAACCTGTCGAAGAATATTACACCATGGATTCTATGGGTTGTATGTTACTTCAGGAATGTACTGATGATGTGAAAGAAGTATTTTCTCTACTGGATATTTCTTCACAGTATGATAATACTGATTCATTTACTCCAGTGTCACAAGAGTTTAACAGTATGCTCATGTCACTGAATAAAATTGGTGTGAAGGTATATCTTGCTGATGAAAAGTATTTTCCAGTAGGACATCGTGGTGTCTATCATACTGTAAGTAATAACTTCTTCTTGAACAAATCATTTATGGGTCGTCCACATATTCTGATGAGTGTCATGCGTCATGAAGGATGGCATGCAGCACAGGATTGTATGGCAGGAACGATTGATAATAGTTTGATTGCAATTATCATGCCAGAAGAGAGTGTCCCTCCTATCTGGCGTGAGATGGTAGAAGCAACCTATCCAAAGTCTGCATGGCCTTGGGAAGCAGAAGCATCATGGGCAGGTAAGACCGAAGCAATGACTGCTGACGCACTAAATGCTTGTGCTTCTGGGCAGATGTGGACTGAGTATCCACCTACTCCACTAACCCGTGAGTATCTTGTTAAGGAAGGATATATCAAGTGATTTCAACTCTCTACGTTGCATTTCTAATATTATTATTATGTGGTGGTATGCATTTCACATGGCCTATTAGATATCGTAAGTAATGTGGAGATTGTGGGCTCTAGCACTCGGGCAAAAAGAGGGTAGAGATGTAAAGGAGGCGGATAAGATTGCCATTATCCGCACTTTTATTATGCTCCAGTTAGTGATTACAAATGGGTTTATCATTGCAGGAAATGTAAAAACATTGTTTTTCGATACCCCTAGTGTGACAGAACAGGAAGTGAACACCAAATCTTGACACAGAACGCTATATACCTTATAGTTTATGGGTAATCAATCAGGGGTCTGACTTATGCCTTCCTTCCAATATGCACAAAAGACCAAGTACAGAATTACACTAGAATTGGATGTCCTTAACGACTTCCAACCTCATAACATTGACTGGGAAAAAGTTCTCGATGTTCAAGGTGCCGAAAGTGTCACCGCATACGTTGAGGATCTCAGTACCCCTGATAGTTGGTAACTGCCAACTAAATTGTGAGTATTATTATTACTCACCTCTAAACTGCCTCATCACTGTAGACAACTAACTCATCATGATCAACAACTCCGCTGTACTTCGTGAACTTATGGAGATGAAGAAAACATATACAGATCAGAACTTTAGTTTTACTGGTTCCCAAAAACAAAAGTATGATCTTCTTCTTGAACTTCGCCGAGATCGTGTTAAGTCCTTTTATGATAATGGACTTGTATGGGTTGGGCCATCTGAAGCTGGAAAATCTAAAGGAGAGGAAGGTTGATTGATATGTAAGGGAGGTCAATGATCTCCCTTTAGTTGAAATTAGTCGATATTATCATGCACTCATATATGAGATAAATATATCTAAAGACCTGCAAATAGATGGCACAAATTATCAAAAAACAATCAATTCTTGGTAGTAAAACTGTCTATTTTGTATCTGGAACCTCTTGGTCTGACGATAAATCATTAGCTAAAGTTTATCCTAATAAATCATCAGCTAATGATGCCATGAGTAACCCTTATGGTACAAATGGCGGTTGGAATAATGCTACTACGGAGACAGTCTGATGAAAACATTTAGAGAGTTTATCTCAGAAGCTTCGATTCCTGATGAACTAGCAGGTGGTGCCTCTATTAGACAATCAGGTGAGGGTGGTAGAGTATATCGTAAGAGGAAGAAGTCCGAGGCAGAGACACGCCGAGTTAAGGCAATCGGTGGTGGTAAAACTGCACCTGTGTCATATAAAGATCGTAAAGATGTTGGTAGTCAACGTAAACGTTCTGAAACAGAACAACAACCAACAAAAGAAAGAGGAACAGCAGCACTTTCTGCTAAAGAAGCACAACGTAAGGCATATAGAGAACGTAAAGCGAGAGAGGCAGGTAATAAATCTACTCCTGAAACTAGCAGATCAAAGGAAAAAGAAGCATCTAAACTTCTGACAAAGAAAACAACACCTAAGAAAGTGTCTCCTAACTACAAACCTGCACAATCAAGTGGTAAGACTCGTGCAGAACGTGACAAGATACGTGGAGAGGGTGAAAGATACCTAAAAGGTATCATGAAAGATCAAGAAACTTCTAAGTATAAGAAAGAAACTGGAACCAATCCTGATGCTAAGGGTAAAACAAAGATTCTTGGACGTGTCAATAAAAGAATGAGCACTTAATTATAATGAATTATACTAAAGAACAACTTGTGGACGCACTTGTTCATGAGTGGGAATATCTCTGCCATGATGATTATGACCCAGAAGATCCAACACCAGAAGAATATCGCAAAGATATGGAAGAACTTACAATCGAACAATTGATTGAGGAAACATCAACTGGAGAGGGTTACACACTTGATGAATTTATGGAAAATCACAGCAATTAAAGTTACTCACCTCTAAAGTGCCCCATAGATGTAAGACACTTTAAACCACTATGATTAATTACCTTGTTAAATGTCCATCTGATCCTTATGAGAATACCGATTGTTTCGGTGATCTTGACAGGGCATGGGATTTATGTTTCAATTTATCTGAAGAGTATGGATACGCAGAGGTTGGATATTATAATGTCAAAGGACATTATCAACTTCTAGGTGAATATACAAACGGTAAGTGAATATGTGGGAAGAAATTCAAGACTCACCCGGTGAGATCTATGACATGGAAGATTTCTACAAACAGTTAGAAGAACTCCGTGAAATTATGGACAAATGTGTTAAACTTGAGGAGGAGCAATCATGATCACTATTCATAAGTATGAACTCGAAATCCTTCTTGAAGGTATCGAAGATACGATGAAAGTTTTGTCTAATGTTGATTACACAGTAGACAAATATGATCCTCGTAATGTAGAGAAAACTGCACCATATTCGATAGGTTATTCGCGATCCAGTCTCAGAGTTATTCGCGAAACTCTCACAAGAATGATTAAAGATGACAAAAACTGATGTAATTCGTGTGGTCCGTGAGACTTCTAAACCTCATAATCTGTCAAGAGAAGAGAAACAACAGGTCTTCAATCATGTTGTGGATGGTCTCTTGAGAGACGGAAGAATCACCAAAAAACAACAACAATCCTGGACACATCCTTTTTAATCATGACAGTTTACACTTGCAAAGGTGCATGGTATGATAGACGTGGAGCAAGACATGATTTTGAGATCGAATCTGACCGTGCAGAGCGTCGATTTATCATTGAACTTGTAGAGTCAAGGTATCCCACAGATAAAGTGGTGATTAACAATGTTTCACAAAAACGTTGAGTATTATTGTTACTCACCTCTAAACTGCCCCATTGATGTAAGACACCACAAACATTATGACTTCCACCCATCTCGAACATCCTGAAGATCTTATCCTCACGGGTGATGTTTCTGTGATTGATGCACTTTATGCACCCGCAGATATTACTATGAAGATGGATGGTATGTCACTTGTTTGGGGTACTAATCCTGAGAATGGTAAGTTTTTTGTTTGTACCAAAGCAGCATTCAACAAGAAAAAGATTCGTCTTTGTTATACTACAGATGACATCTTCACTCACTTTGGTCATCAAATAGAAGTCGTTGAGATCCTGTCATATTGTATCAAGTATCTGCCCCGTACAGAGAACATTTATTGGGGTGATTGGTTGGGTTTTGGTCGGACTCAACTCCTAAAACCTAACACTATTTCTTATCTTTTCCCTGAGAAAATCTCTCAAAAGATGGTGATTGCACCTCACACTCAGGTATTTGTTGATGGTCCTATGTGTGACGCAACATGTAAACCATTGATTGAGATCTTAGATGACACCGCTATCATCAAGTGGGTGCAACCTTCTATCGATCGTCTTCCTTCCAATGAAACTGCACCGAATCTGAACACCTCTAAGGTTCAGTTCCTGACAACTAAAGAGGCAAATGTTGCGAAACAGAAGATCAATTCCCTGGTCAAAGAGGGTCGTGAGTTGACTGATTCCAACCTATTTGATATTCTTGGTTGTGTCTATCTCACCAATCTTTATCAACTGATTATCGAGATCAAAGAAGACATCATGAATTCTATGATTATCAATGATGCACCTCGTAGTTTCATTTTTGATGATGTAGAAACTGATGGTGAGGGTTATGTATTCCACACTGAGAAGGTTTCATTCAAACTTGTCAATCGTGAAGAGTTTGCATACGCTAACTTCACTGACGGTCGTTTCAACTAATTCATCATGATTCGTTTTCTTTACCTCATTGCAATCGGTTCATTGTTCGTTGCCACTATTAACATCTTCTCTCCAGATAGTGAGGCAGAGAGGAGACAAGAGGCAAAATCTGCACTCGAAAGGCTCATGAGACCTCCCTCAAACGTTATTCAATAAAGTTACTCACCTCTAAATTGCCCTATAGTTATAGACACCTACATTATGACAATCACCCTCCGTCCACACCAGCAACGTGGACTCGATGCACTCAAACAGAATGCTATCGGTCAGGTGATTGTTCCGACTGGTGGTGGTAAGACTCTGATCGCAATCATGGACGCTATGCGTCGTTTTGAGATCAAAGTTCCTCGTGTGATTGTTGTTGTCGCACCTCGTATTCTTCTTGCAGAACAACTTTGTTCTGAGTATCTGGAGCACATCACAAACGCAAATGTTCTCCATGTTCATAGTGGAGAAACCAAACATTTCAAGACAACTAAATCAGAACGCATCAAGTTGTTTGTGGAGATGTGTCAAACCGTTCGTGAACATGTCATCATCTTCACGACATATCATTCTTTGCACCGTGTGCAAGAGTCTGGAATCCCTGTAGACACGATTTACTTTGACGAGGCACATAACTCGGTTCAACGTAACTTCTTCGGTCCTACAGAGTATTTCTCACGTCATGCAGATCGTTGTTACTACTTCACTGCAACCCGTAGGACTTCGCTCACTATCAACAAACCAGGGATGAACGATCGTGAGATCTACGGTGACATCATCACTCGCGTATCTGCACCCGAACTTGTTAATGGTGGATTCATCCTTCCCCCTAAAGTGAAGGTGATCGAGATGGATAAGGTGGACAGAGCATCTATTACTCCACACCTTGAGAGTAACAATATTCTCTCCACGATTGATGAGATGGATATCAAAAAGATCCTAGTATGTTCTAAGACTACGAAACAACTCACCACGATCTTTGAGACTGACTTTGCAGACCAACTTGCACAACGTGGATATTCTTACCTCTACATAACTGCAAAGACAGGTGCTGTTGTTGATGGTAAGAAAGTCAGTCGTGAAGTATTCTTCGAGACACTGAATGCATGGGGTAAAGATACAGACAAAAAGTTTGTTGTACTTCATCGCTCGATTCTGTCTGAAGGTATCAACGTGTCGCAACTGGAATGTGTCATCTTCATGAGGAACATGAATATCATTGAGATGACTCAGACTATCGGTCGTGTTCTTCGCAAAGGTGGACAATCGAAGACCTATGGGTTCTGTGTTGTCCCTGTTTATTCTAAGGTTGGTATCTCTACCGCCAAGGGATTGCAGACTGTTGTTGATACCGTGTTTGAAAAGGGTGAGATGCTTGACTCTGTTGTTCGTCGTTAATTTATATGAAACAACCAACCAATTCGTATATTCTAGATTGTAAACCAGGACCGTTATCTTTTGTTGTAGGTGATTGGGATGATGCAGAGAGTTTCTATGCGGCAGTTCCCTGTAATAATGGATTGGCGATTGTTAATCAAGGAAATGTAATAAAGGTTTGCAGAAACACATCTTCTGCACGAAAGTTCATCAATAAACACCAAAAACGTAGGAAATAAAGTTACTCACCTCCAAAGTGCCCCATTAATGTAAGACACCACAAACATTATGACACTAACACAAACTAAAACAGAATATCTCACTGAGGTAATGATCGAACAGGTTAATGATTGTTGGAAGGTTAACACGATCGAGTCTGGTCGTTCTTTCTATCCTCGTCTGAGTTATAAGGTCGCTAAAAAATATATTAAAGTTCTTCAAGGTCGTGTTAACTCCGATGGTTCATATGAGACTGAGGGTGTATTCATGTTCATCGACAAAGAGACTGGAGCATGTTACAAACCCGCATCCTATAAGGCACCTGCTAAGGGTATTCGTTTCTTTATTGAATCATTGGCACAGTATCCTGGGTTGGTAGATCCTTACGGTTCATTCCTCTATGTTCGTTGAATCTATTACTTTACACTCACACTAATTAACAACCATCATGAATGAATTCAAAGTCACATTGTCTAAAGGTGGTCGTCACATTGTTATCACAGTGATGGCAGAATCGACTCATCGAGCATACAAACAGGCAGAACATTTATATCCTGGATGTAGGGCACTGAACGCAAAGATGATGTAATTAAAGTTACTCACCTCTAAACTGCCCTATAGATGTAAGACACTCACCAACCATGACTAACTCAACTTTTCAAACCACAATCGAAGACACCACGTACAACGGGTGGACAAACTATGAGACCTGGAATGTAGCACTCTGGATCGGAAATGACGAGGGTTTGTATAACATAGCACGTCGTTGTTATTCATATCAAGATTTCGTCAATCGTTATATGGAAGAAGGTGATACAACTTTAGATGGAGTAAAGTGGGATGATGTTAATCTGAACATCGTTGAACTCGATGAAATGATGGAGGAACTTTGATCATGAATAAGATGACACAAACTGAAATCCAAAAACACTTAGAAGACCCTTACAATCGTCTTCGTTATTGTTTCGAATTCATTGGTGAAGATGAAGATATGAATCGAAAATGTTATAAGAGAATCTATCACTATCTTTCCACACTAACCGACACCGAGTATCACTACTAATCATGAATTACACTCTCAAGCAACTTCAAGACAAAGTATCACGAATGATTGAACAACAGGGAGAAGATGCAGAATGTGCCGTATGGATTTATACCAAGGAAGATATTCATATGAAGGATGAAAATGGTGAGTTTGATTATGATAGTGAGGTAAATGATCCTGCACTGATTGCACGTATCTTTGATGATGTAGGAAACAATGATTACATCTATCAGGTGATTCAAGAGAGTGTGGATGAGATTACAGAAGAGAATCTAATGTTATATCAACAAGAATTAGTATGAGAATTAATATTACTCACCACTAAATTGCTCCATTGATGTAACCACTGATTCAAACCATGACTAACACAACTTTCCAAACCACAATCGAAGACAATACTTATAATGGATGGACAAACTATGAGACCTGGAATGTAGCACTCTGGATTGGTAATGATGAAGATTTATATACCGAAGCACGTCGTCTTCGTCATCGTGGATATAATGATCTAGTTGAACTTATCCTTGATTGTGGATCTAAGGAAACCCCTGATGGAGTAAAGTGGGATGATGTTAATCTGAACACTGTTGAACTCGATGAAATGATGGAGGAACTTTGATCATGTCACTAATCAAAACACACATGAACAATCAACTTGAAATGTTATCACAAAGAGAAACACTAATGGAGGATATTGAACGTATTGTTTCCGAACAATATGGTCAGGGAAATGAAGATTTAGCAGATGAAATGATTAAGTTACTATGTAATGCTGTCTGTACCAACTTTCCCACTAACTAACACAAACTCATGACTGACTTTCCAATCTACAAAAAACAACTCCCACAAATCTGGATGGAGGATGATAAGTTTATTATCGAATCATCTTCCT